TTTTATTATTTATATTTCGTTATTATTTTTTGTTATACTATACATAACATCTGTTCTAATACAATATTTTAATCCATTTTTTAATATAGAACCTTCATGTTCAATATTATGTTCAAACAATAATACTCTACCTACTTTTGGAATTACACTGTAATCTTGATATATTCTATTATATGTATCTTTTATAAAAGCGGTTGCTCCTCCATCTTCTTCTTTTACATCATTCAAATATATTTGGACTGTAATATAACTCATTTCTGAATTATCAGGTCGTATGTAATAACCATCTTCATGTGCTCTAAAATATTCACCTGCTGAGTATTTAAGAAAGGAAAGACGCTCATTTAAACAAGAAACAGGGTTTCCTTCAAATTCAATAGGAATATAGGATTTTATTTTTTCAAAAAATGTTTCTGCTAATTTTTTATCAAAATGTAACCATCTTTTATTGTTTCTATAACTTGTATCTATAATTTGTTCATCATCATAACTAATCTTAGCAATTTCATAATTTTCAGGTGTTTCTTCAGATAATTTTATTAAACTATCACACTCTTCTCTAGTAAATACATTATCTAGTATAATAGCAAATTTATTAAATTTTAAATCTGTAATTTCAATTTCCATATTAAATATATTTATATTTAGTTATTAAATTAAAATAATTTTAATTTGATATTAATATTATTTTAATTTTACTTATATTATTAAAATAATAAAATACAGCGTTTTAAATGTCTAAAGGTGTAAAAAAGAAAATTGAATTAAAATACTTAAACGTATCAGTATTTAAAAACATATTTTATACATACAAAAGATGACTGAAATAACCACAGCACTAGCAGTAGCAGAAGCAGTAGCAGTAGCACTAGCAGAAGCCAATCAATCAATAATCCTTAGTAATGGACTAAGTGCGAAAATAAATTTGAAAGAACGAGTAGAGTGGGCATTAACAAAACCAGCCAAAGTTGAGAAAAAGGAAGGTATAACAAAAGGAAAACAAGAAGAGGATTTACAAAAAGAAGAAAAAAAATGGGGCAATTCTATGATAGGACAACAAAACAATGGACAATGGACAACTTTATTAGGCGAGCGGCTCGTGCGTGATATTTTAGAATTGCGTGGAGAAAACCCAAGAAAACCAGCTCGCAAGGGTGGGTTTCAACCTGATTGGGAAACAGATGAATATATATATGAAGTAAAAACTTCAAATTGGTGGGTTTCAGGAACAGCCGGAGAAAAAGTATATGGAACCTGGATAAAATATCAAGAAATACCTGAATTATATGGAAAGCCGCTAAGAATTGTTTGCGTAGCCAGTCAAGAAGACGAACTTATAACCGGTAAGACAATATATTTTGGCGAAAATGTAACAAAAAAAACACAACAGGTCTTGGATATGGCACGTTCGTGGGGGATTGAATATGTAAAATTCAGCGATTTGATAATGCCTGTAAAGTCTATAATTTATAATCTATAATCTATAATCTATTTATAATTCTTTATAATAACTTCCTTCGCCTTTGCGTCAGGATTTTTAGAATTAATCGACCTTTTACATAAGAGAGATATAATACAATATTTTTCCTTTTTTACGCAGTTAGTAAAGTTTTCGCGAACTAAACTCACGTCAGCATTACTTAGCATTATTTTTTTGTCGTCCGCAGTTAAACCGTGTATTAACTCAAATAATTGTGTATGTTTTTCAATTCCGAACCCGTTTTCTGTATATCCTACAAACGATGTGTCTGTTTCAGGGGCATATGGTGGGTCAAGATACACAAAATCATTTGTCTCTACCTTTGTCAGTGATATATTAAAATCACAGCATTCAAATACTACATTTTGTATTAAATTGTGTATTTCATCTAAATGCTCCTTATTTATAATCTCCGGATTGTTATAGTGTCCGTATGGAACATTAAACCCTTTGGGTCCTACCCGGAATACACCTCTAAAACAAGTTTTATTCAAGAATATAAACATAGCAGACCCTAATATACCTTTTTTATCAGCCAAGCATAATTTATTATATTCACTTCGTATCCAATAATAGTAATTTTCCTTTGCTATTTTTGCTTCTGCTATATTTGCGGGCGTTCTATTTATTTCTCCGTCTCCACATTCGTTAAAATCCGCAATAATAGTTTGTAGCATATCATATAATTCGTTATGGCATGTTTGAATGTTTTTGTAAATATAAATTAATGGCTCATTCAAATCATACGCGTATACATTACCATGTATTTTTATAATCCCACTTTTAACATAAGATAACAGCGTCAATAAAACACTGCCTCCTCCCAAAAATATTTCACGATAATTATTTATTTCAACTGGAAAGTCCACAATAAGTTTGTCTATTATTTGTGTTTTCCCACCCACCCACTTTAAAATTGGTTTCGGAATATGTATTTTTTTAGTAGCAATAGTTTTAACAAGTGTATTATCGCAATCAACCTTGATACTCTCGTCAGGGTCAGCCTTTTTAATTTCAAATAATTTTTCATTAACCGCATTATCTATCATTTCCTTTATCTTACCTTCAACTACACACGGATTTTTTTTATTACAGTGTGTCGTATAGTGTGATTTTTGGTTAAACTCCTTTCCGCACTTTTCGCAATTATATTTACTCATTTTTATTTTATCTATATCTATATCTATATACACTATTATTAAATCAATTTTTTACATAATAGTACAGTATTACCTAAAAATACCTAAATTTAGGTAACATCGAACAAAGACTAATAAAAATTGAAATAATATATACAAAATAAAATACTTTTATTACAATATACAAACCATATTACAAACCATATTACATTTTATATTACATTATAAAATGGACCCCAAAATGTGCCGACCAGGACAGCGTTATTTATTCTATGACAGGCAAAATAACAAGCAATTCAGAGCCTGCTTCTTAGACGTTATTAATGTAACATTGCGTGTTACAAAATACGAGAAAAATGACAGCAATAAATATTTGGCAGGAATGGTAACAATGCCACTAGGATGGATCGAAAAGGCAGACACGCTTGACATGATAGTAGAAGGTAAAGTATTGCTACCTGAAGAAATAATGATTGATATTGACGGATTTCTTTAATAAAAAAAACGATTTAAAACGATGTCCTCTGTTATAAATAGAACAAAAAGGAAATGATACCTAAATATATTTTTTGCCAGTGTATGAAACCGTGGAAATTATGTATAAATAAAAAAGTTAGTCATAAATTAGATGCTAGAGGAGTGATTGATATTTATAGGTTAAGAGACCCTTACATGAGTGACGACAAACGCAAAGAGTTACGCGATAACTGCTACAATGGCAGTGACAATATAAACTACGATTTTATAAATATGCGCCCTACAAATACCAAATTTGAGTGCCGATTTACTAAGAAGTAATAACATAAGTAATCTTTATATCACAGTAAAGTTAATCCATTTACCATCCTTGAAATAAATAATATCACAATTTTCGTCATTTCGTTGTAAAAACTTTGTAAAATGTCTATATGTTTCCTTATTAACAATTATATTTTCATTTGTTTCGGGATTACAACTGCCGCAAAATTGCTTGCCGCCAATCGTCGTAATGTATCTAGTTGATATAACGCGACAATCACATTCGTCGCATGTTAAATCCACATCATATGCGTGTTCATATTCATCAGAAAACTCGTGAATTTCCATATATTTTTTAATTTCATTTATTAGACAACTATATAATTCATCTTCAGGCGCCGACCCATATTCTATAGCAGAGCCGTTTCCCGTCGCGTCAAATATAACGTAGGGTATTAAGATTTTGTTGGACATTTTCTATTATATATTATATATTTACCATTAAAAATTAATTTAATATAATAAATCAATTTTTAAACATTTCTTCTATCCTTTTACCTTTTACCTTGGTTAAATATTATTTTAAATTAGTCAGTTCCTGCTCTCGTTTTCGCTGGAGTGCTTCAATACTGAGTTCACCTTCCTTCATCTTATCCGTCTTATAGTCAGTATCATCTTGCGGTAAATGCATGGTCAAGCTCATGGAATCGTTCAAAGACACATAATTGTGCATTTGCCTTAATCCTCCGTTCCCCTTGACACTAAGTTCATCGTCATTCTGATCCAGGAAGCTATAATTGTCCGACGCAATTCCGCTGCTAAACAATCCACCGCCACTGAAGCCAAAGGCACTGGGTTCCATATTATTTTTAGTCGCCTGCTGAACCTGAACTTGCTGCGCCGGCTTGAAATGCTTGTAAATCTCGTCGCCATAAATAACCTTGTAATTCTGATTTAACAATAGCAAGGCCGGAACCTTCGTGACATTCTCAGGCATAATGATTTTCTGCCCATTTTGAAGGACAATGAATATCTTACCACTCGGGTCTTTCACTCGGTTATCAATACAAATAAAATGTATATCTTTAGCTGTCTGAGTTTTAGACACCGTTTGGAGCAACTTTTTAGAAGGTTCGCAAAAATTACTATAATAAAGTATACTGCTCATTTAAATTATAATATTTAATTAAAAAATTATTTTTAACTCATTTTATTAAATAAAATTGAATTAATCCTATTTAAAAATAACCATAATATAATATAAATACAATGAGTGCCAAAATTGCAAATTTAAAGGAAGTCGACGACATATTAACCTTCACCCTTTCCGGGGTTGATGTGAGTTATGCGAATGCGATACGTCGCACAATATTATCGGATATTCCGATTGTTTGTTTCAAAACAACGCCCAATGAAGAGAATAAGGCGAATATTCTAATTAATACAACTCGGCTAAACAATGAGATTTTAAAACAGCGCTTAAGTTGTATCCCGATTTGTATCAAGGACTTGGAAATCCCTATTAAGAATTACGTGCTAGAGGTTGATGTTGAGAATAAAACAGATACCGCAATCTATGTTACTACTAAAGATTTCAAAATCAAGAATATGACAACCGATAGTTATTTGGATGAAGGCGACTTGCGCAAAATATTTCCGTCCTACGTGCCGCCTACAGGTAAGGGCGAGTATTTCGTCGATTTCGTCAAATTAAGACCCAAGTTGTCGGAGGAGTTGCCGGGTGAGCGAATCAAGCTGACATGTGCCTTAACATTGGGAACGGCTAGACAAGACAGCTCATTCAATGTAACCGGCACGTGTGCCTATGGATGTACTCCGGATGAAACAAAAATCGCAGAAGAATTGGCTAAACGTAAACAGAAGTGGGCGGATGAAGGCAAATCAGAACCGAATATTGAATTTGAGGCGGCAAATTGGAAGCTGCTAGAAGGCTTACGTTATGTCAAGCGAAACAATTTCGACTTCATTTTACAGACGGTCGGCATTTACGAGAATTCCGAGATTATCATAAAGTCGTGTCAAATACTGATGGACAAGTTTATCGAGTTGAAACAGGTGCTGGATAAGGACCAAATCGAAATCATACCATCGGATTCAACAATGGATACGAGTTATGATGTTATTCTAGAGAACGAGGATTATACGGTTGGCAACATATTGAATTACGAATTATACGACACCTATTATAGAGATTTCAAGAAGCTGACGTATGTTGGGTTCAAGAAGATGCATCCGCACGACACACATAGTATTTTGCGAATGGCGTTTACAGAGCCAACCGCAGGAAAGGACACGGTAAGACAGATGTTGGCAGCCGTTTTTGAGACGGCATTCAAGGAAATAAGTCATATCAAGGGACTCTTTGATGGCGGGCGAAAATAGATGCCCCTTTTGTTCTTTAAGTTATAATTTAATATATATTATTGGTGTTTTTCTTTAAGTTATAATTTAATATATATAATATCTTGTAAAAAATTGAATTTTTTTTACAAAATACGGGTTATAAATATAAATATAAATATAAATATAAATATAGAGAAAATGAATACAAAATCACTAGAACAAAAGGTAGAAATGGATGCCTCATTTGAACTAATAATAGCAATACCTGATTGTTTTGTAAGCCCCTACTTAAAGTTATCTAACGGCAAAAATGGACACGGAGAAAGGCGATTATATACGGGCGATAGCAACAGTAATAATGAGCATATTTGCACAAAACCTTGGCTTATGAATTATCCAAGTAATTATAAAAACGAGATAGAATCGTTATTGGATGATGATGAAAAATTCTCAAAGTCTTCTACAGACAGAAAAAGTATTGTATATAATGCGATTGACAATTGTGATAAACAATTAATTACTATTTCCACACAAAATGGAACCGAAGATGTTCGAAGATATTATATTGGACCCAATAAAAACAGTAAAGAAAATGTTAAATTATATGACACGGTTAGAATGACGGTTATACCTAAATTGTATTCTCTGAAGTTAATAGAATATGACGAATATTTTGAATGTAATATAATCAAAAATGATATTATCGAGAAAACACAAAAAAACAAGAAAACGTCAAACGCGTGTGTTGAATTTCTAACGTATTTATCTAATACGCTTTGTATAGAAATACAGCACGAGCATAATAAAGGCGAATTTCAATTGAGAAACCCGAATAATGGATACTTTTGGCCAGTCGACGGCTACCATAATTGCCATTTACATAAATGTTCAGGCGACCTAGAAAACCCTTGTCAATATAATAATCATATATGGGAATTCCAAGGTGATTATTTCCACGGCAACCCTGAAAAATACAACAAAGACGATACGTTTCATGGCATTTCTTATTCAAAGAAGCAGAATAAGGATTTAGATAAGAAGAAGTTTTACGAAGAAAAGGGTTATGTTGTTAATATAAAATGGGAGAGCAAATGGGTTGAGGACAAGAAAACAATGAAAAAAAACAACATCAAATGGTTCTAATCTTCTTACTTTATTATCTTCTTATCTCCTTATAAAATTCAATATAGGTTATTGATGTTTTTTATTATTTCCATAAGAACATTGACAACAATACTATTTCCGGCCTGTTGATACATCCGGGTATCCGAAACTATAATTTTAAAATTATCTGAAAACCCCATCAATCTCAAACACTCTCTTGGTGTTAATTTGCGCAATTTGCCGTAATTAGTTACATAATTATCTACGCCTGCTCTGTGCATTTTATGGACACTTGATAATATCGGTCTAGCTATTTGTAAATCTATTTCAGGCTTCATATTAAATCCCTTGGTTCCACTTTTCAACACATAATCCCTTACACTATCGCTTAAATAATATTTTTCAGGTATATCCCTATATTCAAATACAAAATCACCGTGCCAATTAAACTGCTGATTCTTTTTTTGACATAATGCGATTTCGCCATTGATTTGAGTATATTTTTTCGTCAAATTTGTGCCCTTTACCGCGAATTCCTGACCCTTTTGCTGTAAATAATATTGAGTATTAACATTGTCTTCTAATAAATCTTGCATTTTAAGTTTCAGTTCAAGTTTGGGAGGTGGGAAATTTATGGTTATATTTCTGTTTTTATTTATGCCGATTAAGAATAATCGCTGTCTGCTTTGAGGTATACCGTAGTCGGTTGCTTTTAAAATGTCATAAGTGATATTATAATCTAACTCTTTAAACTTCGATAATACATATTCAAAGGTTTTGCCTGATTCATGAGTTGTTAATCCTTTGACATTTTCAAATATAAACATCTTGGGTCTACATTCTTTAACCACGCGCATAAATTCGAATATTAAATTGCCCCGGTCATCCTCTAACCCCTTTTGCTTCCCAACAAACGAAAATGATTGGCATGGGCTTCCGCCAACTATAATATCGATATTTTCATCAATGTATTTAGACGCGTCTAATTTCAATACATCGTCATACCATTCGTCTTTTTGTATTTTATAATTCTCAAAGTAACTTTTTTTTACATAGGCGTCAATGTCGCAGGCAAATACTATCTTGTGTTTTATTCCTAATCTATCTAATGCGTGCTCGAAGGCACCGATTCCACTAAATAATGTGCCTACCTTTAAACATTTGTCACCGATAGAAGGCTGGTTATTCTCTAATATTATATTATTTGTGGTTTTGTCATCTTTTAATAAATCGGTCAAAAATGAATCATTACTAACTTCTCCTTCTCCTTTATATTCAGTTTCTACTTCGTCTTCGTCATCGTCTTCTATTATTAATTCTACTTTTTTATCAGGTTGTGTCTTGACATTTATTAAATCAATCAATTCGCCCTTATTTTTGGATTTACATTTATTAATTCCAAGCTCCTCACACTTGACTAACAGTTCTGCCTTTGATAATTTGGTTAAGTCCATTCTTCGATATTACTAATTGTTTTGTTAATAATATCGTCTATACTACTTAATTCAATTTTTTTAATATTTAATTTCATTTCATTTCATATAAAACCCTCAATCCACTATTATATGCCGCATGTAAAGACCCATAATAAACAGGGTCTGTATATTCCCCAGCAAAAAAGATTCGATTGTCAATGTTTTTATAAACATTATGAACATCTTCGTCTGTAATATTGGTGTCATGATACGAATATGCGCCCTGACTGAAACAGTCTTCTTCCCATCGAGATACGTGTCAAGCTATAGGGTCGGGCAAATGTGGGTAATAATTCCTCAATTGCGACAACATATTATCAAGGAGTTCTTCATCCGACTGGCCGGTTAGCGCCCATCCAGTTTCAGCGGGGCAAATCGCCTCCAAAATCGGCTTGCCCTTCGAATACTGATAGTTATTCCATAGAATGAACGGATTATAGGTTAGTATCATTGGACAATTCGCAAACATATCACCCAATGCGTTTTTACAAAATTCCATTTGGATTTTCTTGTAAGAGCCCATTTTTATCTTGGCCAAGGCATCTCTATGTAAGTCATCGAGAGGAGGACTAAATCGTATGTCTTTTAGAGGCCCAGGCGGCACAGTAATACATAATTTACTACAATAATACACACAATTGTCGCTGGTTCTTATTGTAACTATATTATTATTGCCATTATTATTGTAAACAATATCAGTTACAATCTTATTATACATTATCTTATCTCTAACTTCACTTGAAGAAGAATCGATTATGGCATCTAACAAAGTTTTAGCACCATTTTTAAACAAATAATGCGAACCACCGTAGTCGCCAAATAATGCCTCTTGATAATTGGTTTCATTTAGAAAAGACGTGGATACATGTTTGACACTCCCGCCACACCAAACTTCAATCATGTATAGGAAACTGGAAAGGTCCTCTTTGGAAATTGAGTCAGCATCCTTAGACTCGGAGAATCCATCAATAGAATCCAATTCTACGAATGCCTCGTAAATCGTCTTATCCTTTTGTAAGCCTATTTTTTGCGCAATTTGGTTCCATTTTGCCGCCAATTGTTGGCGATATTCCTCAGTTAAAGTGCCTTTGGAAGACATATATTTAATGGTTACATTCTCCGAGTGCATCCATGGATTACAATTGGCTACTGGTATCATATTATTATAGTCAATAAACTTGTTTAATGGGTTGTTTTCGGACCCGTGTATCCAAGCAGCACCCATATCCATATTTTGGTCGTTCGTATACACACGGCCACCAATTCGGTCGCGTGCTTCCAAAATTAGAAAGTCGTTTGACAACCCACTTGCTACAGTGAGTCCTGAAACACCCGCTCCTATTATTATTACTGGTCCCTCAAGTTTTATATATATTATTTTCCATAAACTATATAAATCCCCCAATTCATAAGCGCGAGTAAAATCGTCTAATTCAAATAACATTTTATAAGTGTCAGAATCCAATAAACTAACAATATCCTGTATAAACGTTATATCAAAATCAACTAGTAAATGATTATATTTTGCTTGCGTCGAAACGCTGTAATTCTCTATAAAGTCATTATATTTTTTATTATATACATCAGATTTATCCAATAATATTTGCTTAACATTTTCCTTGAATTTGCCAAAATTCATTAACGATTATTCTATATATATTACACCCTTTAATATTTTTTCCCTATATTTTTATAAGCGCCGCGAAAAGGTATTTGTTCAGTTAAACATTGTAATTATTTCCATGTCAAAATCGCTTAGAAAATCGACCCCATATACTTCTTTTGATAGACCGCGATAGTGCTCGATATACTCATATGGTGAAAACGTATGGTCTACAGTGAATAATGTCATACATATTTTTTTCTTATTTTCATCGTGTAACCAATATTTTTTCACGATTCTGCTTACCTTGTTGAAAAAATCGTCAAAATGATTGTCGACTTTGGTTTCTAATGCGTCCTTGTCCATTATTTCTTCATTGCCATTTTTGTATTCAATATAATACACAAATCGCTTTACTTTTGACATCTTATTTATAATAATCTAAATAGCAAAATGTATTTAGATTATTTTATTATATTTCTTTTTTACACCTTTAACAACCTTTGCTTTTCGCTTTTAAAAGTAAAAAGCTTATAATAGGTCCGCCTTCACAGTATCCACATTGCGCTTTCTAAAATTGTGATTCAGGCAATACATCAAAAGGCTCGGCGCCAAATTATTCACATAATTGATAACCACGGTATTTGTTACCGACCCCTTCTGTTCCCGCAACTTCGTAAGATAATGCTCATGAAGCTTAAACATGTGTGTCTTATATTGCTCAGGAAACTCCTTCAATGGTTTCTCCTTCTTTATGTAGCACGCAATGTAATTCTGATGAAGTGTATTTGTAAACATATGGATTTGGTCCCTGAACTTGGACAACTGGTCCTTTGTCTCCGGATAGAACTTGAGGAACTCGGGTATCTTGCCCTCCTTTCTTAAGGACAAATACTGATACTGAAGCTTGGACTGGTTGCCGCGCAATTGACGCACCTCCTCGTAAATCGGGTTCCGAATCTTACACCGCTCATTGGTTACAATATTCTTAATAATAATGCCCATAATATTGTAGGGCGTATTTGGACTAGCAAATTTATTAATAAGCTCAGAGTAAGTCGAAAACTCATAGACCTCAGGGAAACGAATCGTAGTTAATCCCCAAAAGCCATATTGCTTCACTAGTGACAATGGCTGAGGATACACGCCAATCGAGCCGTCTAAATTGTGCTGAATATTGTAGACCTCAATAAGATACAATTGCGGCTTTGAAAATGGCACAACAATTCGGTTACCAGGATGCTGTAATACAAAACTGTAGCAATACATGGGGTTAAGAGTATTGATAAATAGCCCATTGTCGGTACACGCCTCCTGAAACATCTCATTGAAGGTTTTAGAACCGGGACCTTGAAAGAAGGACATGTTGGCGCCAACCGTGCTTCTTGTCGCAATTTGCCAACTAGCAGCGGCAGGGTCGAAGAATACATTAATCATGGTGCCTTCAATGAATTCCTGGGCAATAATATGCTTTCTTTCCTTTGATTCTATTTCATTTTCTTTTGCTACGCCTTCTTTTGCTACGCCTTCTTTTGCTTCGACATCTTTTGCGCTTGAAAAAATAGGATACATTTCCATAAATTTGTCCGCATGGAACGACTTAGGAGGAGCAAAACAGACAACATTGTTTAGCGAATTAATAATTACTGAGCGAAAAATGCCATAACTTGGTATCAAATCTTTAGACAATGATGGCTTATTATATCGGACAATTCTGTATTTCTGATTTAATTTAGTAGAATATGTGATTGTGTTTAATTTATTGTCATTATTGGCTTCTGAATCCTGATTAGTTAAAGTATTGACAAATTCAGGTGTATCGGTTAGTCTGTAAAAATACATGGTTACTATTTATACTATATTATCTAGTTGTCTTTAAACCCTTTAAATTTCATTTTTTCGATTTATTACTTATAAATTTATAGTGGTAAATTTATAGTGGTAAATTTATAGTAGTAGAATATTGTTTCTAATTAGAAAATTATTAAAGATAAAAATTTCTACTATAAATATAAGATAATGTCACAACCATCTGATAAAGAAAAATCATTCACAGACAGCATAGAGGAAGGGTTGTCGTCGCTTATAGATAAAACAAAGGCAGCAGCAAGTGATATAGCAAATAATGTATCTGAAAAATCACAAGAATTAGTTGATAAGGCAAAGTACACTGGAGAACAATTAATTTGGAGCGACGAAGAAGAAGGTGGCCTAAACGCTCCTTCTAGTAATGAAAAAACGCCTTCTACAAATGAAAACACTCCTAGTCCGTCTCCATCTACAAATGAAGTAAAAGAGTTAGAAAACCCAGTCGAAAGCGAAGCGACTGATAAAAGCGAAGCAGAAGATTTAAATGATGAATTGGCGGCTGTTGTTGAAGAGGAACTTGTATTGAAGCTAGGCGACCTTATCTATATTGTAGACCCGACCAATGAGATTTTAAATGACAACACATTTATTATCGAATATATTGACCCAAAGAAAATCAAGTTAGTCAATATCAAAACATTTGAAAAAACACAATTAAAAATTAGTGACCAAGGAGTTATTGGTGAAGGAACTATAACTGAAATCAAAATTCTAAGTAGAAACCCCGAGGAAGGATTTGCCAGGCAAAACGGACTTGTCTCAGGTAAATGGGTGAATATTTATTTTGGCGGCGAGTTCCCTACGGTGATTACCGGAGAGATTACCAATTTAGAAGAAGATATGATCGAACTTCGAACAAATGACGATGAGACATTGTATATCAATTTTGGATATCAAGGTATCCCGGAAAACCTGCCAATCGAGACATTTGAATTGAGACCAGCGCCCGCTGTAAGCTCTGAACAAAAAGAACAAGAAGGAGATGAAATGAGATTACAAGATGAAATGGACCAAAATGAATTACAAGAAGAAATGGAAGAATTAGGTATAAGCGACGAAAGCCAACAAAATCAATCAGCGCCTACAAATATACCAAAAGGCGACGTCCGTGATAAAATCAAGCGCTTCCTTATTGAAGGCGACCAATTGGTCCTCGGTGACATAATCAAAATCAAAGAAGTTATCACGATTGATAAGGAAAAATATCGTTACAGTATTGAATCGCAGACAAACGACTTACTAGAAGAAATGCTTTCCACTATTCCCAATGTCAAACGCACACCCAACGTGTTAAATAGTATTCATATTATGATAACCCGTTTCCTACAACTCCGCAACCAATCATCCACATTTGACGGCAATCGCAACATTACCGGTGCTGTTAAAAAGACGGCAGACGACAAACCTTTAGCCGAATATTTGTCCAAATTTCAGAATACACTGTATTGGATTTTGTTAGTTGCTAAAAATGTCAAGAAGGTTTATCCTGAGAGTGAAAAGAGTAAAAAGGATGAAATCAATGATATTGAATATGTCGAAGTTAATAGCGACTTAATGGACTTATCAATCCTGTTCAAGAATTACAGGGCCAATATTGGCGGCGAAGGGCAGAACCGATATGCCGAATTATATGGCGCACTAAATCCTTTGCTAACCCCTTTTTCAAACGTAGACGAACATGATAATGAAAATAACAGCGTGATTGTTAGTGCGCAAGTGACATCCAATATAAACGCAATCATAGATAATTTAGGCGACCTTTATTCCACAATTGTATCCAATGACGAGGAAATCACACGTAAATTCGTGATACAAAAATACAATCTAGGGTTGGACAGGTTGGAGGCAACCAATTTAAAGGGCAGCAAAATGGTAGCACATCGCGTCAAACTGACACCCAACGACACCATTGCCATCAAATCCGTCTTAACACTGCCCGAACCAACAGTGCGTTTCTCGCAAATTAATCTGCCCGGGTCCAATATGTTAGTTAAAGCCAATCTCAATCTCCAATTTCTGAATTATTGGCAATTACTAAAACAAAAAACATCAGTTACCAATGTCGACATTGATGGCCTAGATAACGAAATCGAATACGAAGACGACAATTTTGTAGACGACATCAAGAATTATATATTGGATTTTTCAACCAATGAGAAACCCGAAGGTTATTCGGATCTAGACGTTTACAACCAGTTTCTAAAAATTATCATTCCCAAGATTCGCATTCTCTTCAATTTGGTGAAGAAATACATCAAGGGCAAATTGTCGATGGTCGACCTAATCTCCTATTTGGAGCCGTTTTTAATTTATTCAAATGACTTGACCTATATGCAATACATTGAACTTAATAAATTCATTGACACCAAAATTAGAGAATACAATAAGACATATATTGAATACAGTCGTTCATTTTCAATCATTAAAAATATGAATTCCAATCAGACATATGATAATAAATTATTCGAAGTCCTCAATAGTAACCAAAACGTCAAGAGTGTCGTATTTGGCGCATATGGACTGGAAGACCAGGCAGCGCTGTATAAAATGTCAAGTTCTGAGTTCTTAAGGAAAATCAAGCTAGATGACTACGGCAATGTGTTTAATACTGGCGTCACTTTTACAAATATACAGCTCATGTATCCGACAGAGTTGAACCCCATTTTTGACAGCGACAAGAACAGTTTACAGGCGCAACTGGATAAAAACCGAGCAGACGACAAGTGTACATCCTATGTAATTGCGAAAAAGTATTATTCAAAGGAGCGGCTACTCACAGATAATGGTCAGACAATCTATTTTGACAAGGACTTTGATACTACCAATTACGATATTATTGATGTCGATTTTAAGAAGGAGCGCGATTCGTTAACATCGGAAGAAATGCTCGTTTATTTAACAGAACAGCTCCAAAAGAAGTATAAAAAGGATGAACAAGCCGCGCTTTATATGGCAGATACCCTTGTAAATAGAGCAAGACGTGTGAACGACGGTCACTATGCGATTTTGGCAAATTCAGACGCAAACGAACCTGTAAATTTGGAGTATTACATACGCAAAAACAACGAGTGGGTCCTGGAAGAAAATATTGACCCGGACTGGTTTATAAACGAGAGCGATATTTTGTGTAATATACAGACGGATTGTTTATTCAAACCGAATAAAACAGACAATCAATGCGAGACGGTCGAAGTAACACGTGACACAATGGTGACCAATGCTTTGAAAGAAATTATGGGGCAGTTTGACAAGAATTATCAAATAACCAAGGAAGATTTACAAAACAAGATTGACAAGATATCCTTATATTATGATGGCATATATAACAAACTTCAGGATATTAAGAGCAAGGCATTTTACAAATACAACCAGGAAAAATACAACATTGGACTCAGTATTTTCGACGAAATTAAGCAGCAAATTGTGTCACCGTATAGCAAATTGCGAGACTTGATTACAGGTCAAAACGATTTTGTCAAGAAACAAACGGACATTCTTGAGTTTGCCAGCAGATTTTGTAGAAAAGGCAGTCTACGTGTGCCAAATATTAATGACGGGGAAATGGAGAACGAGTGGTGGCTCTATTGTAAGGAAACAAATGTGAAATTGTTGCCTCTATTTCGCTACAAACTGGCCAAGGTATTTATAACAAACCCGTCGAATTATGAAACCGTAATGAATGAAATCATTAAACAGATTGGCAAAATTGGCGGCAATGGTGATGCGTGGACCGATATTCATAGTGGCGAGGTTATTTGCTATATTGATGCCGACGAAGATGAAGGCTACAAAGATGGGTTCAAGGTTAAGAGTCGCGGCGTTTTGGAAGAGGAGAATGAAATGAAACCTGCTACTAATGTAGATACTAACGCTATAACAAATGCTGCTAACGCTTCAACAAATGTAATAGCAAAGGTCAAATTATCACCCGACGGTCAAATGGTTGCCAATGTTATCAACGGACTGGCCGCAAATATGGGAATAAATATCGACCAATCGAGCAGTTTTATTATAAAGGTTGTCACCGAATTAATGAGCGACTCAAAGGTCATTGCTAAGGAACCGGCTTACAGAGAAAGAGAAAAGAAGGCAGCAAAAGAAGGTAAGAAAATTCCTGAATATGGTGCCGTATACAGTTCAACGCTGTTATTCTTGACACTTGGTATGTTCATAATTGGAGTCCAAACATCGGTGCCATCTTTGAAGACCCGTAAGACATTCCCCGGCTGCGTCAGGTCATTCAGTGGCTTCCCAATCGAAGGCGAGGGTGACGACAGCGGTCTAAATTATTTGTCATGCGTTGCCTATAAAATGAAATCAAAGACAATGCCTTGGGATGCTTTGGCGAGAATAAAAGAAGAAAAATTGGCAGACACGATAAAAGTATTCATTGTTAAATATTTGATGCCATATGCGGAAGTGGAGCAGAAAATCAAGGAAAAGGTCGAATATTTGTTATCCAATCCGGAAGTGGATATTCCCGATGAACATATATTGTCAAAGTGGACGACCTTTTTGCCGCCGTTGAAGCGTTTCCATATCAAGGGACTTCAAAGCGTGAGTGATGGTTTTAACGAGGATTTCGAACGTGAAATAAAGCTCGGCAGTCACAAGCAATTGGAAAAGTTGTTAGTCATTGAGTCGAAAGTCATTGCCTTTTCTCTAGCGATGCAAGAAGAAATACAAAAGATAATTGAGCATAAGGACCTATTATTGCGCTCATCGGCGAATCCGTTCATGGACAATGCGTGCTGTAATGAGAAGGAGAATGCGAATAACACAGCGTTGGAATATTTTGTAAAAGAGAACCCTAATATTGGCGTCTATGGTAATGTTGTAAGGGAGTTGTCCGCGGTGCTACAAGACATCAAGGTATTAACCCAAAGCGCGATAATGTTGAGCACAGAAGATACCAAACGCATATTTCCGGAGATACCTGAGAATTTCAGCGAGGAGACAATTTACAGGGCATTTATAGACTTGTGTAAGTTCCAATCATCTGTTCCGATTGACGAAGAATTGGCGACCATTTGTATTAACAAGCCGGATTATTTAAGCAAAAATGACACACTACAGGAGAAAATCGCAAAGTTGAAGCGAGACGGTCGAAATTACAACAAGGACACCTTCTTACGGCTGTTCCAAATTGTTAGTAGAAACAATATAATCCGTATTTCGTTGTCAAACAATCCACCGTCCTATTCAGACAATCTGAGAAAATATTTATTAAAAATAGACAACGAGGACGACAATACAATTAGTCGCGGTTTCAGACAGAAAATGGAAGTATTATTGGATACCTATGATATTGCTTTACAAGAAGATACTGAGGAAATGAGAGCCATGAAGAATTATTTGGCTCACTCCAATGATATGATGCGCAAAGATATTGTTGATTTCATTAAACGAAAGGCAAAGGTTGGAACGGGTGAGCTAAAACGCATTGCGTCATTTATGAAAGACCTAACCGTTTGGGATTCCGATTTGAAGCCGAGAAATCGTGGAGCAAAAATATCAGATGACTCGATGTATAATTATATAAACTTTTACAAGACATTTATATCCTTGTTATCGACTGTTTTGCCGACAATGATTATAAATGAGCAACAACAGACAATGGATGCGCCTGCTTATTGGGGTGTATCGCAGAAACACGCAATCGATTTGAAGAACATTGTAGAAGGATATTACGAGCCATTGAAAAAATTCTATGGTAACAAGTCAATTGTAAATATTCTGTATGAGATACAGAGTAAGTGTAGAAACCTTGTTCTATTAGCGAACGAGACTCCGGCCTTAACCAATATTCAAATTGGCAAACCAAGGGGCGACGAACCGGCACTCGAAACATACTCGGTATTTGACAAGAGAACAGCAACACTGTTGTTTGAATATTATACATTACAGATATTTATTGAATATATAAATCTAACAAAAGACCCGAAAATGCTTAGCAGAATGTTGATTACACCGGAAAATGATAGTGATACTATTTATAGTGCGGACTTTTTAATAGAGCAGCAATTGCGTTTTAGTGAATCGGAACAGCAATTTATTGAAGGTGATGTTGCCAAGTTACAAGAAACTGTGGCGCGTTTGTTAGTTGGTTATATTACAATGATGATGAATTCAAAGGATACAATTGATATGTCTTATGACACTATTATGGACCGAGTGTTCAAGTTAAAGGAAAGCGAGAAATATACATTTACTGACCGTCTGAAGAGCATGACAGAAGAAGAAAGAGCCGTAGATACTATTTTGAAGGTAAATAAGTTGGGCGCGTGGAGCAAAGGGTTGATGAAAGGGATTAAAGAATATGATCCGGAGAATTACGACCAAGAGAAGGAGATGACGGAGAAGATTGCTGAAATCGAAAAGGGCATCAGACGCAATGCGAATGTAACCGATAGAAATGCGGATATGTTTTTCGAAGATGCGTTGGCGGAGATGGATACCGATGATTTTGTCAATGGCGATGAAATAATGATGGGAGACATCAATGAAGACAATCAGGATGGGGACCCATTTGGAGATGAACGGGACCAAGATCAAGATACAGATTACAATTAAGACAGAAATATGAAATAATATTTACTCATTATATAATATAGATATAATGAGTGGAAATCAACAGGGCAATAATAATAGAAGACCAGGTCCCAATAATAGTAATAATAGTAATAATAGGAACAATGCTTATAATGATTATAGAAACGATACTAGAAACGATACTAGAGATACAAGAAGACCCAGCAACGCTTATGACGATTATAACGATAGTACAAGAAGACCTCGCGAAGCTTACGATAGTAGGGATACAAGACCTAGGAACGATTATAACGATTATGAAAGAAGAAGAGATTACGATAGTAGAGATACAAGACCTAGCGAAAGACCCAGGAATGCTTATAACGATTATAGAAGAAGAGACGAAAGACCTCGAGATACAATACCAAATCCAAATCCAAATCCAAATGTAGAACCACCAAAATCACGACCTACTGGGGCATCCATTGCGATGGCAGCCGCAGCCAAAGCAGTTAATTATGAAAAAGAAGAAGTAAAAGTCAAAGAACCAGTGAAAGAAAAAGAAGCAGTGAAAGAAAAAGAAGCAGTGAAAGAAAAAGAAACAAAGGTATCACAATATGGGGAAATGCCTTTGTTACAAAAACATGTTGAGAACCTCCGAACATCTTCATCGAAGGCTTATGAAAAAACAGAAGCCAAGAAACGTTGCGCATTCGCAATCATCCATTTCGGAAGCAACCCCGTATATTTAGAACTCGAATTGTATTTTTTCAAAATGTTGCGACAATATACGAACAACGATATTATCTATTTATATTCTGTAACTGACACTCCTGAGTCTTTCGTAGAGACAGTTAGACCGTTTGTAACAAATGTAGTGCCCTATGACGACAACCAAATTACATACAATGTCACTTTTAATAGTGGTTATTCAAATTTCAATACACTAAGAACATGTAACTTCATATTTGCTTACACATTGGAACAATATGATACAGTGTGTATTATAGAATCCGATTTGGTTATTATGAAATCAATTGACACAATTTTTGACTTGAAATCTCCAGCTGTACTAACATATTATACTGGTGTCCCAAGATTAAATGGACAAATAACGAATAAACCAATGGATGTTTTGGCAAAGTGTCAAGAAATGGGAAGGATAAACGGCGGTGTAATGCTGATTAAACCGAGTATGAAAATGTTTGAAATGTATAAATCAAAAATACCTGAAGTAGTGGAGCGTGGATGTAAGTATCCCAACGAGACACTGTTTGAATATGTGAATAATTCCTATTACAATTTGCCAATCCAATATAATTTATCACATTTTTTAGCAAAACCTTTCAAATTACGTGAATATGGACTAACAGCAAATGATATTATTGTGTATCATTTTAATGAAACTAAATACAAGCATTTGGATATTATAAAAAACCCTCTCGATGAAAATGGCGGCAATTGGTTGGATATTATTCAACAAGATAAGAAATATGAAATAAAGAAGCTGCCAATATTACATTATAAAACAACAACTTATGATAAATATAATTCAGAAATATCTAGGCTGTTAATGGGTTTAGAAAAGTCCAAGGCCAAGGTAATTACACCTGTATCATCAAAAAAGGACGAACTTAGACCAGGTTCGCCTCTACAATTGGAACCAAGAATTGCTTCATCTAGTTCTTCTTCTAAAAAATCAAAATCTAGTAAAAAATCTAAATCTAAATCTTCTAGTTCATCCTCATCATCTAGTTCAAAGAAAACAAAATCTAAGAAACCTAGGTGTCCAAAGGGCACTCGTCGCAGCAAAAAGACGGGTAATTGCGAACCATACACAAAGTAAGAAGTAAGAATTTTAAACTTATAGAAACAAAAGAAACAAAAGAAAAGGATTAAAGTAAAAAGAGTAAAAGTTTTTTAAATACGGATATATTAGAGATGTTAAAATCATTCATAAGAGAAAATGTAACTTTAGTAGCCATTGCAATTTTTACAGTATTATTTGGACTTATTCATTTCATACAACCAGCGTGCCTATATAAATCAGATGGCAGCATACGTGAATTCGGTGTCGGCTACAAAAATAAAACAATATTGCCCATTTGGCTCCTCTCCATTATTTTAGGCATTTTGTCGTATTTGTTTGTCCTCTATTATTTAGCATATCCGAGAATAACCTTGATTTAAATATATATTATTTTTAACTTAAAGAGCATCGAATAATATATATAATTTTTAACTTAAAGACGTCTGAACCGCGTTATTTAGCGCCGCCTGCTGGGAAGCCTCCTCCTGCTGCTGAACATATTCATCGTGACTGGCCTTTATCTGTTCCACGCTCTTCTTACAGCCGACATTTGCCAAATTATAGTAGACAATCGATGATATTAGGAGCGCGGTATACACATACCAAATGGCCTCACCAATATTGTCCTTCAATACAACTAGGTTGAGCATTTGTGTCTTGTAATCGTTTTCTATACTTGCTGTACTCCTAATTGTTGGCTTCATTAACGGACGCATGGTTGACCAAAAATCCGCAAAATTATCAGGCGTCATCTTATTTATTAATATTGACTGATTATTGTCGACCATTTGGGTCAAAGCTTTTGCTGCCTTTTCTAGGTCACCTGTAGATTGACCAGTTTTTTGTGCGTTATCAACATCTTTCTGTAAATCCGTGTTCATAATGGCGTCGAAAATATCCTTCGCGCCACTTGAAACCACAAAGTAGCCAATCACGTCTGAAAACGCGCTCTTGAAGCCAGGAAAAATAATCAATACAGCAAGCATCGTGCCAAAAATTACAGTCCATGGTAAAATTGTATAAAGCGCTGCGATGCCAATATTGTCCTTGGATGTGCCACCGCATTTAGCATTCATGTAATTCGTATTTAATAAGAACTGGGATAGACACACTGCTAAAAGATAGAGCGCCAGTTTAGGGAATATGGAACTCTTGTATTCATTAAAACAATCCATGGTTACAACACCGGTCTTAATATCAATCTCCGGCAATTTATCAAGCGTAAGTGTCGGTTTTAAAACTATAAAATAGGCAATTGTCAAAACTATAAAAACAATGATTGATGTTAAATATATATCCATATATAGTTAATTAGTATATTTTTTTCGATTTTTAAAGGTATTTAATATAATTGTTATAAATTACTAATGAGTTTTTTTGAAGAAAATGCTAAACCGCGACTAACTGAACCAGGCGTTAAATATTTCTTGAATGAAACGCTAAAACAGTGTCATACTTTCAAGGAAAAACATCACAATACATTGTTCAATGTTTCCATGTTTATCGGGTTCCTTGTCATTTTAGGCATATTATTAATATATAAATACAAAGGCAAACTATCAGAAGCCGAACGCAAAGAAAATGAAGAACAGAAAAAACGATACATATTATCTAAAATACGGAACTACCAGCAAACAAAACTAAGGGCTCAACAAGAATTAATTACTGGGTTGCCGCATTGGGAGACTGAACTAGAGGAAATTAAGAAGTATGTTTAAAGTCTTATCCAAAGGGTAAAAATAATGCGTAGTTGTAAATAATTTATATAGCTATAAATTATATAATATATGCAAGAACAATTACCCAAGGCAGGAAAAAGAGATATTCACGAAGCCATCAATGAATTTTATAAAATGAAAGACAAATACGAAACTGCTTATAAAGAAAAATATATTAATCCATTATTGAAGTCAAAAAATTCCAGTAAGAAAGAGAAGCGTGTTGCTTTTTCTAAATTGCCTAAACCCGAGTGTATCAATTGTAAACGAAACGTTGGCACTGTTTTTTCAATTAAACACAAAGGCATCGATTTTTCACGACAATATATCGCAAAATGCGGAGATGCCAATGAGCCATGTCCGTTAAATATAAATTTAATGAAAGGTACTCAATTTACATTTGAAAAAGAGATTAATCAAAATGCGGATTATATTGACGACTATAAGAGAAAGATTATTAAGGAAAAATACAACATGATGTTTGGATATGTCGCCGAAGAAATCGCAATTAATAATTTTGAACAACTATCCATTGAGCTAAAAGAGATTACAAGTTTGGCAGGAGGCGTTATAGAGAAAAATATACTCGTAAATGATAATCCTGAAAAGGCTGACCAGCTTAAGCGCGCGATTGATATTTTTGGCAAAGAATATATATTACAATTCAAGCGCATGATAAAAGAATACGACGAAAATGGCAACGAACAGGTTGTAAATGAAGCAGTCAAGTTTTACAAAAATGAAATGATGCCACGCCTCAAGGAAATACAGGAGCTTAAATATGAGATTAATATGGTAGAGTATGAGACAGAAAATCTGCTATTTTTATTACGGCAGCGTAAAAATAGTTTACAGAATTTAGAGTATTCCTTTGTTAAGAATGATAACGTAGTTGCTTTTGTTAAAGGGGCAGCGGTTGCTAGTAAAAACAAGACATTGAAGGTCAATCCGATTTCCAAGTCTAAGGCAAAAACTAGAAGGGCAATTGTATTGGTAGAGGAAGAAGAGGAGAAAAAAGACGAAGAATTAGCTTCAGCAAAAGAAGATGAAGGAGACAAAATCGAATTACCTTCAGCAAAAGAAGAAGAGGAAGAAATGTCGGGATACGTTCCTAATTCACCAGGATACGTCCCTAATTCGCCGGGATACGTCCCTAATTCGCCGACCAATAGCCAACAGTCAGGAGCCAATAGTGTAGACTCTTCTCAAGCAAATAGTCCTTAGTCACCGTTTTAATCAATCTAACAAATAAATAATATTTACATAATATAAAATAAGATGCTGTCAAAATATGTTCATATTCCAGTTTTTATAGCCAGTTTTGCTATAGGACTATTCTTTGTGTATGTTTTAGGACCCGATGTAAAAACAGTTTATATGTATCCAACGCCGTCAAATTATTTAAAGACGCAATATAAGGACAAAAATAGTCAATGTTTTGAATTTAAACCAGTCGAAACAGAATGTCCTGTTAATCCATTTTCTATAAAGACGGTACCTGTACAGGCTTAAATTTATTTACACATTTTCTAATTTTAAAATTCCGAATAAAATAAGATAATAAAAATAAAAATAAAATAAAATAATATGTATTCATAATTTATACATATGATTTCATCGTATAGACTGGGTGATTTAGTTTTATTAAGTTTAACTGAAAGTGAAGAAAATGACATACTAAAGGAACATCCAAATTCAATTGGTAGTAGATATATTTTACAAAAAAGAAAAAATAAACATTTTGATAATATTAATTTAATTACCACAATTGTCATGAAAAATATAGGACAATACGTGGATTTATTGCCAAAAAATATTTCAGAAAGCACATTAATACATTTAAGATTAGGAGATGTGGTTGCTGGAAATGCGTGGCATGAAAAAATAAAAAGGCCTTTGGAAGTTGATTATATTAAATCATTAGTTGCTCATGATAATAATCCAAAATATGTAATTGGTAAATGTTTTTTTGCTAAACCAAGTTCAACAAATTACGAAGAATGTATTCATTTATCAAACGAATATTTACACAATGTAATTAATGAATTAGACGCGGAATATTTTGACTCTGGAAACCCGGATGTAGATTTATATTGTGCTGTAAAATCCAAAATATTTATACAAGGACGAGGATATTTTAGTAAGTTAATTGTTGAAATAAGAAAAAAATTAAACTTAAATAGTATTGAAACTACAACCCATGATTAAATGGGTGTAAAAGAAAGTATAGTTGCGTTCTGAATATTATACTTAGGAATAAATCGATTATTAAATTTATGAATAGTATTATCAGTATCAGTATCAGTATCATAATTCTGTTCAACTACGGTAATACCGTTTGGTAAAATAGAACTAATAACAGCTACATGTCCATCCGGTGAGTTAAATTTATAATAACTAGGCCATACAATTAAACTACCTTCTTGTAATTCAGTTTTTATTATGACATTGTCTCCATTTAACGTAGTAAATTTAGCATTGGGTATTTCAAACGCACTAGCAACTTCACTAAAAGTAATACCATGTTTAATTATTAAGTATCTTCTAGCATATTCAACACATTGCCACTTTATTCCTGTATAAATACCATTGTAATAATTCTTTATATTTCCACCATTTTTATAACGTTTATTTGAATATATACTAACACCATTCCACTCGCCAATTTGGTCATCAAATATATAAGACCAGTATTTTGTTAGTATGAATATTATTATTAGAAAAATGGGTATAGTTAAAAGGTTGGATAAAAAACTTGTTGATAAATACATTATATAAATATAATATATAATGTATTTATCAAAATTTGTCCATAGTGAATTGGGTCGTTATTTAATGTCGGTTATATTAGGTTTAGGATTAGCAACATTTTTCAGAAGAATATGTCATGGTAAAAATTGTGTAATATCTAAAGCACCGCCATTAGAAGAAATCGAAGACAAAATATATAAATTTGACGGGAAATGTTACAAATTGGAGAAAAATGCCGAAACCTGTGTTAAGGGGAAGAAAACGGTGGCTTTTGCGTAAAGATTATATTACCACTTATCTTTAGTTATAGTATAATTATAACTCTATGTCCGAATTAAATACAACTAGCATACATGATTTGCCGACTGACCCAGCCGGTGGCGGCAGCATTGGCGGTAACATTTCTCTGATGGCGAATGAATCAAATTATAAGATTCCTTCTGCCCTTGGTCAACAAGGACAACAAGGGCAACCAGGACAAGGTCAAGGTCAAGGAATGTCGTTAGACCAATCTACCATCAGCCAAATTGTAAATGGTCTACAACAAGCCAGTATTGCCGGCGCCACATCGCTACCCAGTCGCGACATCCCTCAAAGCACACAACAAATTGTTAATGACCCCGGCATACAAGCAAATTATGTGCCACCACCGCCACCAAGTCAGTCCGATTACATTAAAGACGAAGATACCAATTACACTTACAAAGAAGAGACAATTAATGGCTCATTGGATGCGGTCTACGACGAAATACAGGCTCCGCTGTTATTGGCAGTGCTATATTTTGTCTTCCAATTGCCTATCATGCGAAAACTCATATTCAAATATATACCGTTTTTATGTAGCAATGACGGCAATTATAATTTCAATGGTCTCGTATTTACAAGTGGATTATTTGGCTTCCTTTATTATTCATTGACAAAGACAATGTCGCACTTCAATAAATTCTAATAGAAAAAGACTTTTCTAGTAAAAACATTCGAATAAAAAGCAGCTTAAATATTATATTACTTATAATTGTATTATAATATTTTTAATGGAAATCAATACACAGGCAACTTCAAACGCAGCAAATATGATATTATTTGACCGCATCAAAACGGGTAATCCACTGTTAGACACCCTGGTTTTAACCTTATTACTTTCCACTGTAACCGGATTTCTCAAATGGTTGAATGTTAACGTCCTAGAAAGCATAAATTTGAAAACCCTATTTAATTACGAAAAGTTATGTCATTATTTTTCAAAGAAAAACGTGGTCGAATACGAGGGCAAGATTTCTTGTAGCACAAGTATGTACGACAATCAGTTACACCAATCCGCTGCGTTCAGCGACCGTTTCAGAGCATTGTGGGACCATATTATAAACACAGTTGAAACGAATGATACAATACATTCTATAAAAGAGCACACCATTACAAATACGAATAGTAAGCGTTATTCAGGAAAGTCAAATACAGACAATGGTATTTTTTTGGTAAATCAACACGACAAATTTTTGATTTCAGACAAACTTGAAATATACGCATATTCATACATTCACAATGGGAATGACAATAGTGAAAATGTAGAAAATAGTAATAACAAAAAGACGGTAAGTAACAAGACCGACAAGTTTGTCATTGAACTGTATTCGTATAAAAGCAATATTCAAACAATCAAAGCATTTGTGGATGATATAACTCGAAAATATATTTCATCCATAGAGCATCTACGAGAAAACAAGCAATTTATTTATACATTATCGAAAACAAAATACGAGGATTGTAGTTGCGAGTGCTGGGACGAGAATATATTTGAAAGTATTCGCACATTTGATAATATGTATTTTGACGCAAAACACAAGACAAAGACAACACTTGATTTTTTCTTGAAAAACAAACCCTGGTATTTTGAAAAGGGTATTCCATATTCATTGGGAATAGGAATGTATGGTCCACCCGGCACGGGCAAAACGTCATTGGCGAAGGCGATTGCGAATTATACTGGGCGTCATATTGTTTGTATCTCTTTGAAACTGATTAAAACAAAGAAGCAGCTCGATAATGTGTTCTTCGAAGAGCGATATAGCACAGATAATAAGCGAGGCAGCATTACGTTTGATAAGAAGATTATCTTATTTGAGGATATTGACTGTATTGGAGACATTGTTTTGGACCGAGAAAAGAAGAAAAACAAAGACGCTGGTTTGGGATTGGGAAAAAAACTCAATATGGAGGATATGACGATGAACTCTAAGGTGAATATGTGTGACCTAATTGAGACGATATCGGAAATGGATGACGCAACAAAAAAGAACTGGGCACAGACTGGTCCAAAGGCATTAACTGATGAGCCGCCTATTACACTTGACGATATTTTAACCTTGTGGGATGGTGTTCGTGAAACTCCGGGCAGAATAATGATATTATCATCAAATCATTATGATTCGTTGGATGCGGCGCTAAAAAGACCAGGGCGTATTGATATTACACTGGAACTGTCTCAGGCCAGTCGACAAGTAGTCGCAGATATGTATCATCATCTGTTTAACCCTTTGAAAATGGCAGACGAAGATTTGGAAAAAATCCAGGATAAGTTTTATTCACCGGCTGAAATAATTAATATTTACATGAATGAGGAGCAGAATTCAGAGCGAGTTATACAACGGTTACAAATGAATCAGCATGTTTAAAGCGCAGCGACCTTTTTTCACGAAGTTATGAAATGTGGAGACAAAAGGTGGAGACAAAATGTGGAGGCAAAAGGTGGAGACAAAAGGTGGAGGCAAAAGGTGGAGAAAAAATGAAATAGTAGCACCGCAAATTATGGATACAAACTTTGTATTATTACCGTCTGTAAAGAAGGATTAGTAAACTCTAATTTATCCAACCGGTTTTTAACCGAAGTCTTTTCTCTTTCTAATAATGACGCAGCATCATAATTTTGTTTTCGTTGTTTTTGTAATCCCATATTCATTGCTAATATAGCTCTTTTAAATTTTTCTAAAAATCTGTCACAATCAGGTATTGTAAGTGTCTTATACTCAATATCTTGTATTGGTTGATTTTGTTGTAATAATTGTTTAAATTCAGAATATTTGGCATAATAATATATTTTTTCATTCAAGAGAGCACCTAAATTTGGGCATCTAAACATCAGTTTTTGCTTTGTATCAGACAAAGATATTTCGAAATTATATTCTTTTGAATCATCTTGAAAATAAGGAATAATATATCTAGGTAGTTCTTTAAAATCAATATCTGAAAATTGTTTAAAATCATCTACTAGTGTCTGTGTTCTGAAATCACTTTTTTTTAAGGATTTAATATAACTTAACTTAAAAATATATGGATTTGCTCTAGTGTTTGCTGGATTAGGCGATTGAACTGATATTTTATAATCAGTTGATGGTATATTCAAAAACCATCTTATTAAATAAGCTAAATGACCAGCTAAGTTTTTGATAATTAATTCATCATATTGTATATTTTTATTTGGCATTATTAATACATCAATATCTTCACTTTTATATTCTGAAAGATTTTGAATTTCCGCTAATACAAGCTGTATTGCTTTCCCACCTTTAAATATGAATTTATAGTCTTGACCAATCATTTTATATGATATTATTCCAAAAATAATTAATGTAGAACATAAAATAATGTTAAAATTTTTAAAATCAACGTCTATGTCTTTAAACATTGTACCAAATAAAGTATAAGGCTCATTTTTTGTTGGTGTAAAAAACGTAGGTATCATCGACTTTACTATTTCACAAATACTCCATAAACTAGTTACTTCACTATTTGTAATAGGTATACTTCCATCAGCAATCATTATATCATTAATTAATTTTCGTATAGCAAACATTTCGCCTTCTTCAAAAATAGGTGTCCAAAAAACTGGTTCAATATCTAGGTTATAACCTTCTTCAGATGGTAACTCAATTGGAATATTTAATTTTATAAATGGCTTGGTTGAAATAACTGGTATATCAACAGTTTCTGCTCTTATAGTTTCTTCTATTACTGGTTCTTCTATTACAGGTTCTTCTATTACTGGTTCTTCTATTACAGGTTCTTTTAATAATTCATTCATCTCATTTCTTTGCTCTTCTGATAATGTGTTAGTATCAACGTTTTTTTCTAGTAAAAGTTCTATAAGTGGTTTATCGCGCAATCTTATTGCTTCCGATATTACAGTTATATCTTTAACATAATTTGTAAGATTAATATCGGAACCATTTGATATAAAAGTATTTAATAATGTGCTTCGTATTTTCATATCATGAATTTTGTTGAAAATAACAACTAATGGTGGAACTAACCGTTCTAACCCTGAAGAAGGGATATATTTATCAACAGGGTCACCTTTGTTATTTACTGGAATTAATGTATTTATTCCATTTTTATTACCTTTCAATCCTTGTTTGAATTTATCTATAGCTTTACTTATTTCTTGTTGTAAATTTTTATTAATTGCTTTTTGTAGACCAATTAATGAATTCATAAACATTTGACGAAAATTTTGTACTTGTATTTTATCATAACCTCCTCTTAATGTTCTCGTCTTTCTTCTAGTTATAGGTTGTCTTCTAGTTATAGGTTGTCTTCTAGTTATAGGTTGTTTTCTATTTTTTGTGTTTCTTCTATTTTTTGTGTTTCTTCTAATCTTTCTTATAGTTCTTCTTGTCATTGTATAATATATTATGACAAAAATAATTAAAAAAAGAAACCTTTGCTCTTCTGCTTTCTTGTCTTACGTTTTCTTCTTACATGTTTATTCTTAGTTTCTTTATTGCTACTTGCTTCTTTTTTTTCTTTACTGTCTTTATCTTCGTCTTCACCCTTTTCCTTTTTAGTATCAGTTGGTCTGTAGCGCAAAAACCACGCATCATATTCCGCTGTATTCTTCTTATCTTTTAGCTCCTTGAATTTCTCCGCCTTTTCAGCACGCATCTCTTCAATCGTCTCCTGGTGACCCATACAATTGATTGAAAAACGACGCAAGACACCCTTTTGAGATAAACGGTTCTTTTCTTGTACCTCAAATAAATACTTTGACATACATAGGATACGATTCTTATCATAATATGGTCGGTCCGCATATAAAAACGCTAAATAGAAACTCAACATGGTGTCAATTGTCGCAACCTTCACATCGCTACCCGACTCCTTGATTATATTATAACTATGGCAGGCAAGTGGCTCATAAATAAACGCAACTGTGTCATTACCAACACGAATCTCATAATGTATCGCAATGATTTCACCCATTGCCGGACGCCTGATAATTTTCACGTTCTTAACATCCATATCATTCAGACGCTCCTTAATAATCTGTGCGGTTCGCATTGGTTCCTCCGAAAGCACATCAAAATCCGGTATTTTAAACAATTTACGACGCAAATGGGTCGGCATATGCTGCGCATAAATAGAGATAGCATAACCTCCAAAAAACACGACCCCTTGGTCTACGAGTGTCTGCTGAACCGTATCATAAATCTTGTCCACGTTTTCATCATCACCCATTTTGCGCTGGAAATCAATGTGGTTACATTGAGAAGCATTAAGTGGATAATGCTTGTTTAATAAGGTCAAACGCTTTAGAACCTTTTCCCAGCGCGAAACGTCACCCGCAGGACGAGACAATTCCAAATACATACCCATACGCAGCAAATTCGGTGGCGCGTAAAGTATGCCAAAAATCTTAATGGTATCCTTCTTAATCGCGTTAAATAAATCCTTGGGTAATAATGTAATATCAGCAACAGGAATGAAATTCACAAACACTTTGAATGTGCCATAATGTTGTCCCGATTTCGCCTCCACTTCGACGAACCCTGCTTTCACATAAATGTCTGTCAATTCCTTCGCATCATTCAACGCATTGGGACTGTAAAAGTCGTAATCGGGAATTTCTATATCTTTGTTATAGAATTGGTCTTGTTTCGGCAATATATTATTAATGGCTGTTCCACCATAACAAATTAACTTCTTGTGTCTTATGAATTCCTCTACAATGGTTATTATGCGTTTGATTTCCGGCGAATTGGCCTCTTTGCGCCCCCGACGTTCGTCTGCTTTGTCTACCGCGCTGCGCAGAATGGCCAATTCACAGTCTTCAAATTTCATTGTCTTGTCGCATATTTGTTTTTTCATTATATATTTCTTAATATATAATGATAATAAATTTTTAAATAATGGTTTTTAAATAGAATGATGTTTTTCTATTATAAATATTAAATATCATAGTTAAAATATTGGCCTGTTATTTTTTTGGGAGCATAAGACAACTTAGGGTCTTGTGGTGGCGGAGCAGCGATTTGAACTGGCATGTATCGTAGTATGGCCGGCTTCAAAACAAACGCACTATTGGCCTCATTAAAGAAGGCGTCATTCTCTTCCACATTTGCCTCAATATTTTGATATCTCATTGCCAGCAATTGGCAGCCCGTCTCCCTCAAAACAACAGAACTGGGATTATCGGGATTTGCTCCTGGATTCGGAATGCCAATTGTCATGCCTAATTTATTGAATTGTATTAATTCGTTAATATCCGTATTTTTTACTTGGTCGAATGTTAGTTGTCTCATAAATATTGAGTTGCTGGTCATATTCACATATTCATAAAACTCAGAACATTCCATAAATGCCGTATTGCTTTTGTCTACAATAATCGAAATCTTGCCCATTAATTCTTTAAGCGGTGTCGCGCCGTAATTGGTAACCGTATTGTTTTTAATATTCTCGTAACTATATTGTTTGCCCATTAACAAGTCCGAATATTGTTCAAATATTTTGGCAAAATTATCATACATCTTCTGATTTTCGCTCTTAATTCGTAAATGGAATATAATGGGGTCCGTAGGATTAGGCGCACCGGACGACGAAAATGCGTTGTCGGATATTGTTTTCATTATATCGCTAAAATTAATGTAATTAAATGTCTCCTTTACACAATAATTATCAACTGTGCTTGTTGCCACAACGGGCTGGTCATCAATCGAGTAAATTTCAAAATCGAGACCTCGGATACCTTGCTTCAAAAGGTCTTTTAGTGTACACATAGACACATAATCGTTCTTGTAATTGCCTCCACTACAACAGTTGTAGGCCGATTTAACATAATAATTTCTAAACTCATGCTGATTTACTTCCTGTGTTAAATCAAGTGATAAAATATTCGTATTTAATTGGCCATATACAGTATCCATTAGCTGGCATTCGCGAGTAAGCATATTATTTGCCATATTCACATATATTGTAATACCAATGGTTGCACCAAGTATGCCGCCAATAATTGTCCCCATTGTTCCTTCAGTTATTGCCTGACCTAGAATACTTAACATCACAGTTGATATGAGTATTATTAAAATACCGCCAAAATTGCCGGTGCCTGTATAATAAAAATAATAGAGCAATGTAATTACCATTACTACGAAGGTCAACATGGTTATTAGCGTGATAGACGTAGCTTCCGACATTTCTTTTATTTTTGACATACTATTTTGTATACTTTGTTGCGCGTCTTGAGCTATATTTGTTGTATCTGCCATCTTTTATATTAGTCTATAAATATATTTTATAAATATATTTATAACTTTTGTTTATAATACTTTGTTTATAACTATTTTGTTTATAACTATTTTGTTATAATCAGTTAAAAAAATAATATGTTAGTATTATAACAATTAAATATGCCTGGAGGTCTTATGAATCTTGTATCTGTTGGACAGCAAAATATAATTCTAAATGGGAACCCGTCGAAAACATTTTTTAAAACTACTTATGCGCAATATACGAACTTTGGTCTACAGAAATTCCGCGTCGACTTTGAGGGTTCTAAAACACTGCGTCTATCTGAACCATCTACGTTTACTTTTAAAATCCCTAGATACGCCGACCTACTTATGGATTGCTATCTCACCGTCGCAATGCCCAACATTTGGAGCGGAATTATACCACCACAGCTAGTCCCTCAAAGCGATGGTTCTACTACATATACAGATTGGGCACCATATGAATTCAAATGGATTGATAATTTAGGCGCCAAAATGATTTCAAAAATCAGCATTGTTTGCGGCAACTATACACTCCAAGAATATTCGGGAGACTATTTACTAGCAGCCGTCCAGCGTGACTTTACCGGTGTCAAAAAGGATTTATTTGATGAGATGTCCGGTAACACAGCTGAAATGAATAATCCTGGCAATTCCGGTGCGCGTGTTAATTCGTATCCCAATGCGTTTTATACAAGTGACTTAGCAGGACCCGAGCCGTCAATTCGCGGACGCATTCTATACATCCCGCTAAATAACTGGTTCGGTCTCAAGTCTCAAATGGCATTTCCTTTGACATCGTTACAATACAACGAACTTCAAATCGTGGTGACAATAAGACCCATTAGTGAATTATTTCAAATTCGTGATGTTTTTGATACAGTTTATAATTATCCTTACATAGCGCCCAATTTTAACACCTGGTATATGCAGTTCTATCGGTTTTTACAACCGCCACCCGACATTGACCTGGGAATAACATCGTATGCGGATACCAGGACATTATGGAATGCGGATGTCCACTTGAATTGTACATATTGTTTCTTATCCAATGAAGAAGAGCGTATTTTTGCGATGGAAGAACAAAAGTATTTAATTAAGCAGGTACATGAGCAACAATTCTTCAATGTTACAGGTCCGAACAAGGTGGCACTTGATTCGATTGGCATGATTTCCAATTGGCTATTCTATTTCCAACGCAGTGATGTCAATCTGAGAAACGAATGGTCGAATTACACAAATTGGCCGTATAATTATATGCCTTTAGATGTTGTCCAAGGTCCGGTATCAGGCGACTACCTTATTTATAGAACAGATGCTTCAGGTAATCAGGTGCCGTTTTATATAGGTCCAGGTGTTAATCCGAATAACAATCTAACCGGCCTGCTAATTACGTCAAATTATTCTCCGGAAAACGACAAGATGATATTATTGGCAATGGGTATTTTGTTAGATGGGTCTTATCGTGAAAACATACAGGCGGCTGGTATTTACAATTATATTGAGAAATATACGAGAACGAGCGGAAATGCGCCACCGGGTCTTTATTGCTACAATTTTGGCGTCCATTCTAATAATTCAGATTTACAGCCATCAGGGGCAATAAATATGAACCGATTTAGTCAAATTGAGTTGGAGTTTACAACCATTATACCTCCGCTGGACCCTTTAGCACAAAGTCTCTCAATTTGCGACCCACAAACAGGTCAGGTAATCGCGGTAAATAAACCTACATGGCGAATCTATGATTATAATTTTAATTTAACACTGTTCGAGGAGCGCATTAATATTGTCAACTTTATTGGCGGCAACGTGGGTCTAATGTATGCGACATAATTCCACCTTTGAAAAGGTGGAGCCAAACAGCAAGAGTTAACCCAACATTATTTGTTTTAAATTATGATATAACAAATAATATATTTTTTTCACGAAGTTAAGAAAGGTGGGTATTGGCGGCAATTGGCCCGTTGTCATAGAACAGACCAGTGGCGGTTTGTTTCTGCTTATAAAATATATAATTTTCCGGTCCCATATCATATTCGCTTGCCAGTTTCGCATTGTATAGCTTAACGGCTGCTTCGTATTTAGGCTGCCATATTTCGTATCCTTCATAGGGTCTAGGTACTTGCGCGGCCATGTCAATAACTGAGGCATTTGTGCCAATATCATAGGTTAACGCGGAATGCTGTGGATTTTGATTATAAACAAGACGTCCCGTCTCTAAAGTATCCGCAGCAGTATACGTCTGTGGCGCAATGGGTGCTGATTGTTCAGCGACAAAATTGTCATGGACTTGTTTTAATAACAGTGACCGACATCCGTCTTCATAACAATCGACGTCGTCGGAACACTGTTTCCCAGTTTTAGAACATTTGGCATTATAGCAGGCATTTTGGCAACCGAGTGTGTCATTTAATGGCAAATTAACAGTACGGCTATATTCATTTACTAGTTTAGTGTTAATATTTGAATTACTTTTATTGAATATCTCCGGATTATATGTGATATTTCCATATAATACGTTTTCGGGTTTATCATCATTTGTAGAAAACCCTTCTTTACTTGATCCCTTGTTAACACCCCTATTAACACTTGAAAAAAACTGTGTCACTAAAGCAAAGAAGAGAAACACTAGAATTAATGATAATATTATATATTTGTATTTATGTAATATCAGAAGTTTGCTCATTTATATATTTACTCATTATATTTTTTACCATTTCAAGATATTATTATTTATCCAATTTTAAAAAAAATCTAATTTAGTGATTAGTATATTATCTATAAAATTTAATATATATTTATTATAAATAATGTCAGATACAAATACAGATACGAATGATGATGCTATAAAAAAAAAGAAAAAACAATCATCAGGAAAAACTGATGTCGGGGAATTTATAAAGAATTTTGCTCTTTCAATGGTTGGAATAATATTGTTTATCATTTTTGGCACATCTTGGCTCTATATAGCTAAATTATCTACGGCTAAAATTATTCCTATTGATACATCTTATGAACCATATACGTGTGAAAAAAATGTAGCGTTTGGAAGCGTTCCAATAAAAGTTCCAATGAATACAATGTCTGAACTCGACTTCAAAGGTCTTAAATTTTGGGGCGAACCGATTGGAAAATGGGAGCAAGAAGCAACCTTTTCTTCACAAGGTTTTATTAAATCATTCAATCACTCTTTTATTAACAATCTTCGCAAAAAAACAGACAATCCGGCTTCTGCTTCCAATTATGATATTTTCAAATCCATTTTAGTAAATAACGTGATTGGCACAGGATTTTGGCTGTATGACAAGGTTAGTATTCCGGACGGGATTCGAATGATGCCCGACTCTCTTAAAATTGTTATTTATGGTCTGTTTGGACTAATGTTTTTTCCATTTTTTTGGATTTGGAATGGAGCGGCATCATTTTACTATACCATAAAGACACTTTCTAGCAGTCAACAGACGAGTCCTGACAATCCAAATGACGGCGGATATGATGGTGGACTGTTTGATGGCGTGGATGCCTTGAAAAATGGTGATTCTCTTTTGTCGAATTTTGGCAAAGCTCTTTTACGGTTTTTTGTTTGGATACCAATTTGGCTTATTGTTATACCTGTGTTAAGCATGTTTGTTTTTCCAGCAATCGGCACATTTTATCCATTTTTCAAAATGTTATTTTCTGCTGGATACAAATTAAAGGAATATGATGCTTTTAAAGCCGACAAACAATCGGATAGCAAGAGTTTCCTGGATTTTATCAAAGACAATCTTGTTTATAAACGGACATTAATATTAGTGTTTGCGATTTTGAATTTGTTTACATGCACGAATACATATTTAGGGGAAAATTACTTTACTGCGGTGGTTCTTGCAACTATAATCGCAGTTATATTTGGAAACATTTTTGTAAATTCGGAGCCGGATGACGCCACGATGATATCTGTAAAGGAGACAGTTACTGAAGTACTTGAAAAACCTGCTTCTCTCGATGATGAGTGCGAAGAATATCAAGGCAATGTCATTGAATCATGGACATTCTTAAAAGACGACAATGAAAAGGTATCGGGTTTAATCAACAACTATCCTGATTTAAACCCACTCACGATTACGGAGTTAAAAACTAGAAAGAAACATATTATAGAACAGTTTAAAACATTAGATGGAAAACAGCATCCTGATAATGTTATGGTAACCAATTTTGTAAGCGAACCTCCAAAAGTTACTTATAAGGAATTATATTCTGACTACACAAATTTTATTAAAACATGTCAAACAGAGGCGCGAGAACAACAGAAAGCAAAGGATCAAGCGGCAGCTGAGAAGGTGGCAAAAGAAGAGGGAGAGAAGGCAGCAGCCAAAAAGGCAGCAGAAGCAGGAAATGTAGTATCTGCTATGCCGGGTCCTGCTACTATTTCTAGTTCTACTAATAATAATAATAATAATAATAATACAGCTACTGGCGTAGACACTAGGCCTAAAACACTAATTGAAACAACAAATCAATTTAGTCAAGAAAACCCATTAGCAAACCCAAAGCGTGGTATGAAAAAAAAAATAGATACTATTCCAATCACAGATACTGGTAATAATAATAGTAGTAGTTCAGCCGCAGTTCAATCTAATATAGCAGAATCTCCTGTTCCTGTTCAAATTGAAGAAAATAGGCCTTCATCAACATCACTAGCTGAAGACACTTCAAAAGAGGGTCGTGCAGCTGTGAACCCTCCTGGTGTCAAAGAAATAGGAAAAGAAGAAGTAAACGATTTTATAAGTGCTAGGACTAGTAATGTAACTCCAAGTAGTAGCAGCAGTGGCGGCGGAAGTAGCGGCGGGTCAAATGTAGGAGATTCAACTTCAGCAATATTATTAAACAATGTACTTCATGATAACCCTAAACTTGTTAAAGATGCATTAAGCCTTTTGAACCAAAAAGAAATAACTGAGATACTTGAACTTTATAGGCAAGAATTAGCAAATATAAATACAAATGAAGACAAAATAGTAAATATAAAAAAATACCTCCCTATGATTATAGAAAAACATCGACAATTAAATGGAGAACAACAGCCTCTACCTGAAGATGAAATGAAAGCATATATTAGACAAAAATTTCCTACAGCTGCCGAAACAGGTCTTGAACTTGGTAATGCTATCAGCAAATTGGACGACGAAGAGTTAGCTAGGTATAAGGCTGCTAAGACCGGAGGGGGTAGTAATCCGGTAGTTAGTAGCAACCAAATAAAACAGCCACCCGCAAATAAAGTACAAGAATTAGCAAGAAATAAAGTCATGAGTGCGATAATAGTGAAAAAACCTTTTAATGATTTAAAAACATACCCCCAATATTATACTAAATTAGACATGTTGGACCAAGCAAACCTAGACTACTTAATTAATCAAGCTACTGAACGTTTTGTTAAAGGTAAGGGTCCGATTGAATTAAAAAGGAATGAACCTTTATATGATAATATAAAACAACTCTTAACCGAAAAATATAAAGCTAATGTTGGCGGGACTCAAGTGGTTGATGAACTTAACAAGATATCAGCACAACAACAAAGTCAAAACGGTGGTTCCAAAAATAAACAGAAAACCTTGAAAAACAGAAGACAACGATTTAATATTAGACTTGTATAAAACGATTTAAATAATAATTCCTATAATAATTATTATATAAGTATGCCTTCGAAAAACAATAAAAGTAATAAAAAAAACAAAAATAAACATAAGAAACTGATACCCAATTTAAAGACTAATCCAATCGTATCATCCGTTGAAAACTTATCTGTCGTTAAAAACTTATCATCTGTCGTTGAAAACTTACCTCTTGTAAGCATTTGTACCCCCACATTCAATCGTCGACCATTTATCCCCTTTATTCGAAAATGTATCGAGCAACAAACATATCCTTTGTCCCGCATCGAATGGATTATTATTGACGACGGCACGGACCCGATTGGCGACCTGGTTACCAATATGGACTGTGTAAAATACTTTTATTATCCGGAGAAAATGCTCCTAGGTAAAAAACGTAACCTTATGCACAGCAAGTGTTCCGGTGATATTATCGTGTATATGGACGACGACGACTTCTATCCGAAAGACCGTGTATCACACGCAGTCGAAACCTTGTTACAAAATCCAGATTTTCTTATGGCCGGAAGTAGCGAAATGCACATTTACTTTGATTCCAGGAACACAGTGTATCAATGCGGGCCTTATAAGGATTTCCATGCCACCGCAGCCACGTTTGCCTTTAAAAAGGAACTCTTATTAGAAACAAGTTACAACGAAGAGAATGCGCTGGCCGAAGAGCGCCATTTTCTAAAGAACTACACAATTCCATTGAAACAATTAGACACGCAAAAGTCCATAATGGTCTTCTCTCATAAGCACAATTCATTAAATAAGGAAAAACTGTTGGAAAACATGGAGGCGACTAAGACCCAGTTATCGCGGTTTACAGTGGATGATTTTATTGACGACGCTGAATTGAAACAGTTTTATATGACAGATATGAATAGTTTGCTGACAAATTATGAGCCGGGCAAGCCTGAAAATAAGCCCAAGTTAATGGAGCAAATTAGAAACATGGAAACCGAGAGGAACCGACGATTGGCAGACCATAACAAAATGATGGAGGCGCAGAAGCGATTATATCATAATACAAATACTTTAACGAATGGTTCTAGTTTGGAACAACGAATTGCCAATTACGAGAAGCAAATCGAGGACAAAGTATGTCTTATTAATGAATTATTAAAGAAGATTAAGGACTTGACTGCCGAGTTGGACCATTATAAAAACAAATAATCATTATATTAACAGTAACCTTTATAAGTAACCTTTATAAAAAAAATATTATAATAAATAGTTTAAAGACAATTTATTATATGTGTATATAGCAAAATATAAGATGCCTTACAATGATTACTCCAACGACGACGATGTTAATAACAAGGATTCCACAAGGTCATTGCCACTAGACAAGCATTTTCATCGCATTTATAGAAAGGTTGTCGACGAGAAGAAGACAGCTCGATTGGATAACGGAAAAACCTATTACAAGAGAGCCGCAATTGACCTTTATGGGACTGGCTCAGTTGGAACGCGAATTCGCAACGCGGTGACCGGCGCTAGATACAACTATTTGGTTGGGTCGGCTGACCAAGATTTCCTATTTTCTGTCGCATTGTGTACTGGTGAGAATGGACTCAAGGAGCATGTTGCGCTCTTTTACGACTCACCTGACCAATATGAGAGCCATATGAGGACTACTCTTAACCCTGATAGAAAGATGGAGTGGCGATTAAGTCATATGTAATTCTTTTTTTAATATTTTTATACTATTTTTTTTAATATTTTTATACTATTAAAAAAACTAAAATACTTATTATATTTATTCATCGCCTTCAATATCAGACACTACAATATCCTGAGTATCTTCCGCATCTTCTTTCGTATACTTTTCCAAGTATCTATAAATACGGTTAATATCTAATTTGGATATCTCGTAATTCTCAAACAATTGTATAACTTCATTGTCTCCAACCGGATATTTATTTTTGATATCTAGAAAGAAGGCATACATATCATTCTTATCCATTCCCAATTGTTGGCATAAATTCTGAATAAATATAGTATTATTGTATTCAGTCGAATATTTTGTTAGTACCTTTGTAAATCTTACTTCTGTTGGATTGAATTTCTGTTTACTAAGGTTGGCATTTGTTTCATGGTACAGTCGGTTATTATTGAATGTCTTTATCAACGAGCTCATCTCATTAAATTGCCAAATCTGTTTCTGAAATGTAATCCGGTCAATGTAATCCGCAAAACACATATTATCTAACAATTTCATATAAAATGGGATAGACTGTTCTTTCGATAATTTGCCAATAACATCGACCACATTCTCGTGATATAACAGACCTACAATTGTCCTGTCGGTTTCGTTCATAATTGTTAGATGGTCTTCTAACATATACTTGTTATTAATGATTTTCTTTGTGATTTGCCGTGTATCATCATTATATGACTTCATTAAGAAAATATTCTGAATAATATTGTTATTTAATATGTCCTGTTTATTTTTATACAATTCGTAAATTGTTGTTAGTTTACGCAAATCACCTTGGATAAAATTAACTATATTGGGTTTTATAGCTTCGTCAATGGACGGAATCACCTGGTTTATTATATTGTTCATTTGTGTCTTTGAGGGCGACTTTAGTTCAATCACATCACAGACCTTCATTAGCTCTTTGATTTTCTTGTCCATGTGATAGTTCCCAATACATATAATTGGGTTAAGAGTAATATCCTCTAGGCGCTGCTTTTTCGTCTTTTTCGGCCGAATAATTTTGATTAATGAGTTGATTCCGCCCTTGTCGCCGTTATTCATCCCGTCAATTTCATCCATTATAATCGCAATTCGCTTCACTTTTTTGTGAAACATACTCATTATATTTTTATCCGACATATTATGCTTTGTGATGGTGTCAATAATGGATTTGTTGCGAATATCTCCGGCATCATATTTAATAATATCATAGTCAAGTTCCTTCAAAATATTCGTCACAAACGTGGTTTTACCGGTGCCCGGGTCGCCATAAATATAAATGCCTTTTTTGGTTGTTAGATTGTGTTTTGTTTTTTCAAAATTTGTTAGTATGTCTTTCATTTTAGCAACCTCATTTTGTCTTTCTAATAAATTATTTATATTGATTACCTCCATTTAATATATTTGATTAGGTTCTTTTTATGTTGATTTTTACTAAATCCAAGTTTGTCGATTATTGGTTTCAACAATTGTAAACATTTTTGCGAATCAAAATCAAGACAATAACTATTTAAGAATACAAGATAATTCATATAAATACAATCCTTGTTCAAATAATTTCTTAAATTTGACCATCTATCAAAGTTATCAACTAACAAACGACTAAATACAAAGTCATGGTCTCTGCGAATAATGCTTCTGATATATTCCTCGATATTCTTATTATGAATAGAAAGATATTGTAGCAACAGTTTATGATTCGCTTCGTATAATTCCTTGCTCCAAAACAGTTTTCTTGTTTCAGGCACATATGATTCAATAAGTGAGACTATTTCGTTGGGTAATTTGTTTATATTATTAAGTAATTGGTTTGGTTTTTTGGAAAACATGATTATTTTGTTAGTTGTAGTTGTCTTAAATTATATTATACATTTTATTTTGTAATATAATTTATTATTGGTTTATAAGTTTTTAGTTTACTATTGGTTTATAAGTTTCTATATAAATTATTAACTACTTGTAGTAGTATCAGCAGTAGAACAAGGGTTATCAACACCGTATGTAATACCATCCCATGTTACGCCACAACGCGTCGCCCAAGTATATTTAGAACAAGCGCCATTCTCCGCATTAAACGGCGACACATTGAAATTCATTGTGTTTTTATTACCTGCTTGTGGTAAGTTACATTTTCCTAAACTTTTAGAGTTTAAACAAGATTCGCCGTCCCCTTTTAAATCGACCCAATAATCCGGACAAGCGCCCGTAACTGGCGGCCACACGATTGTCTTCTTGGATTTAGCTAATGTCATACCAATAATTATCAATATAATAACTAGTCCAAGTGCCGCGATTACTAATATTATTTTTTGAAAAGATAATTCCATTATATAAATAATTAGATATTTTTTTATATTTAATATTATATATTATGAATACTCAAATGGCAAATGGAAATGGAAATGGAAATAGAAATAGAAATAGCGGTATACCAAATGGAAAGGTTAATGGTCGTGTTGATATTTTAAATCCACCCGACATTGCTCAACTATTTTCAATGTATGATAAAATACCAGCAAACCAATGTACTACGTTTAGGAACGCCACGATTGGACAATGGGATGAAACTCCATTATCAGAAGCTTACTTTTCCAAGGAAAATATTCAAACAATACAGAATGGCATACGAATGGGTGTATACCAAAAGTCAAATGGTCAATATAAAATTGGACAGCAGGATTGCGACACATTGAAGACGATTATGCGGTCGATTTTTTTACAGAATTCGGCCAATTTGCCCTACAATATCCAAGGTCAGGTTCAACAATTAAATCAGATGGTGCTAAATTATGCTGTCCCGGCAGTTTATGGCGAGGCGCAGGGGTATATTAAATATTTACATGATGCTAGCACATTGGTTGTGCCTTTAGCAACACCGGTGTCGGATTCGCAATTTGATAAACGCAATTACAAGATGCCAAAGTGGTTTTAAAGCATTACATAGTAATGCGACTGTTACTACGTTTTAAAGCGCCGAAGGCGCGACTGTTACTACGTTTAAAGAGCGACCTTTACTACGTTAAAAAAACAAATTATTTAAATTACTATTTAAAAGTAATTTAAATTGTTATACTATCATTCAATGTTTTCAAGGTCTAGACACATGATAAAATATATTGTAAAGCGCAATTATTGGTTACCAAATACAAATACAAATACAAAAAAAACACTGGATAATTTTATTGATTATGAAAAATACGTCCAAGATACAACAGAATCAAAAGAACAAATTACAGAAATTAAAAAAGAAGTAAATGACATTCATATGTATTATAAGCATTTGACTAATAAAACTACGGAGCAATATATGGACCTAAAGCGTATTCAATATAATGTCTCCGCAATAAATCAAAACATTAATGACCAAAAATATTGGATTTTTCACAGTGTTCTTCTCTCGTATATCGGGCTATTTACATACATTTTCAAACTTTAAAGCAAGCTTTTATAAAAAAAATATAATAACACACATTTTATTATATTTTATAAAACCAATAACCAATTAAATTGTAAACAATCTATTTATACTTCCTCCAATTGTATCTTCTTTACAACCTTCTTTACTACCTTACTCTTAACTACTACAGATGATTTGCCTTTTGTTAAACCATTAATCGCGACATCTCGCTCCGACCTGTAATTCACATATTCCTGTTCCAATGCGTTCAATTCTCTTAACCACATTTGTTCGCAACTCGTCGCCTTAATTTCAGCCAATTCAAGTTGCTTCCGCTTGTGCTCATTCATCAGCTTATCTACATTTTCCTCGGATACGGCATCCATTGGCATTTTAACCAAATATTTGTATTCTTCATCTTTTTCACCATTTACAATCTTATCGTATACCTTATCCTGTAACAACTTAATGATTTCATCCTTCTTCTTCTTACGCAAATCAATGCTGCCACTCAGAACTTCCTGAATGTATCGGACTTTATTCGATAAGACAACTAGCTCCTTTTCTAAAACATCGATTAAGTATGCCTTTCTTTTACCGTAATATACCAGTCGGACACCATAGAAATCATCAATAATTTCACTGATTGCGGTGTATTTGGTCAGCTTGTCTTCCGAATTAAACAAGTTCATGTTGGTTGTGCTACTGGTGTTGTATAACTTGAGAACCTTCTCTAGTCCGTTACATCCATAGTCGCCCTTCGCCTGTTCAAGCTCTTCCAATTTGCCCTTGTTAAACGTGATAATGAAGTCCACATTTGTATCCTTGCTTTTATCGTCGTATTCCTTTACATAAGGTGTTGTCTTTTTCTTATCTTTAGTGTCTTTATCTTTATCCTTACTATCTTTTTCTTTTTGCTCTTCCTCCAGTTCTTCAAGAAGCTCTTTGAAGTCCTCCGTCCAAAATCCGATTGGTAACTCAGTAACACGAATTTTATCAGGACCTAGCTTCTCATAAGTGCCCTTGAATAAATACCTGCTATCGCCGACCTTGGATATAGAGCCATTGAAGCCTTCATAATATGGTATGAATTCTGTTTCAAGGCTTGCCGAATTAGATAATTTGCTCTTAAGATACGCAATAATATCCTTCGGATTATAACACATAATTTCAGTGCTGAAACCAGTTCCAATTCCCTTGGAGCCATTGACTAGAACCATCGGAATAATCGGCACGTAAAATTGCGGCTCAACAGGTGTTCCATCATCCGACAAATATTTTAAAACATGGTCATCTTGTTCCATAAATATACAACGCGTTATCTTCTCCAAACAAGTAAATATATATCTTGGAGACGACGCATCTTTGCCACCCTTAATTCGAGACCCAAACTGTCCCGACGGAACAAGCAAATTTATATTATTGGAACCGACGAAATTCTGTGCCATTCCTACGATTGCTTGATTGAGTGATTCTTCGCCGTGATGATAGCATGAATGCTCTGAAACATAGCCGGAAAATTGTGCTACCTTGATTTCAGACGACAATCGCTTCTTAAACGCGGAATACAATATTTTTCTCAATGATATTTTTTGTCCATCCATAAGATTTGGAATACTGCGGTCGCAATCATATTTTGAGAAATGAATTAGCTCCTTATTGATAAACTCCTCATAGGTAATCATTGGCTTGCTGGTGTCGACATAACTCTCTCTATCATAGACATTTTCCAACCAGTCTTTTCGGTCGTCTGCGCGCTTCTTATTGAAGACCATATCAATCGCATCATCACTTGACTGTGTGTGCTCAAATCCGACGAAACGCTTCTCCTCAAAATACTCAACAAACTCGTTTTTCGTGGATGTTCCCAAACCCTTGTAATATTTGATATTCCACCCTTTTGTATCCGTGGTTGCGCTGTTTTTCCAGGTGTTGTATTCACCGTCATTATAAAACTTCAGTTCTTGTTGACCCTTTTTTGCCTTCAAAATAGGAGTGTTCATAAATCCGATAAATCCTGGAATATGTGCCAAGCTTAACCACTCATTCTGAAACAAATTAATACACAAGCCTTTGATATGTGACCCATCCAAATCCTGGTCAGTCATAAATACGACCTTACTATATCGCAATGACTTGTTTACATCTTCCATGGATTTGTATTCTTTGCCTGCCTCAAGACCGAGTATTTTCTTGATTTCAGTAATTTCCTTGTTTTCAGAAACCTTCTTTTGTAATTCGCCTCGGACATTCATGACCTTACCCTTCAACGGATACACACCAAAGGTGTTTCTGTCTTCTGAGGATAGACCGGATATCACTCCAGTCTTGGCCGAGTCTCCCTCGCAAAAGATTAACACACATTCCTTTGATTTCTCAGTGCCTGCCCAATTCGCATCAGTCAGCTTTGGAATACCACGAATCGACTTGGACTTGGTGCCATCGGTTTTCTTCGCAGCCTTGTTTTCCTTCACTTCGGTGATTTGAAGCGCCGCGTCCATGACACCCATTTTGGCGACCTTTTCAATGAATTTGTCACTCACATCACACTTGGAACCAAACTTGGATGAAGGCGTATTCATAAAGTCCTTCGTTTGACTGTCGAATGCCGGATTTTCGATGTCGCATCTGATAAACAGAATGAGTTGCTCTTTGATGCTATTCGGATTTACCTTAACCTTCTTCTTCTTCTCAATAAATTCGCATAACTTTCGAGTTATTTGTCCTAGAATATATTCGACATGTTTACCACCCTTTGCCGTGTGAATACCGTTTACAAACGAGACCTGAATAAATTCATTGTTTGGAGTAAGTGCTACGGCATATTCCCATCGTCCACCAGGACCACTGTCTTCATATGCTCTTGGTGCCGTTGATTTGTCGCCAATATACAAGTCAATGTATTGCTGAAAGTTCTTAACCGGAATAACCTCTGAATTATACTTGACCTTTATTGACTTGTCTGTGACTGCTGAAATATCATACACACGCTTTTTTAGGAGGGCAATTAGGTCAGGACTTAGACCAGTGATACCGAGGCGTTGGTAATCCGGCTTGAATGTAATCTTTGTATAGGGCTTTGTCTTACATTTAGTAATTACAGGCTTACAAATTTCATCCAAATTATTCTTGAATTCTTGAACATATTTGAGTCCGCGAACATGGTCAACTGTTTCGACTTGTCCGTAGGTAGACCAAATAAGAACTAATTTGAAGCCAAAACCGTTCTTGCCTCCAACAATCTTCTTCTCGTCCTTGTTGTAATTCGTGGATGTTCTTAGATGTCCGAAAATCAGCTCGGGAATGTAGACCTTGTATTCGGGATGTTCGGCTATATCAATGCCGTTGCCGTCATTAATCATAACAATTGTTCCGTCTTCTTCAATCGATATGTCAATATAAGATACTGGTATCGAATTTGGTTGCCCGGCTTTAACAGCAGTTTCCATACGAATAACATGGTCTCGACAATTTACAACGCCTTCATCAAACAACTTGAATAGACCAGGAATGTATGTCATGTTTCTTTCAACAATCTTTTCATCTGATTCTTCTGTCTTATTAAGAATCCATAAGTCTGCCTCTACTTTCTCAACGGAACCTATATATGTGTCCGGATTATCCAATATATGTTGCTTATCGGTCTTTTGCTGATATTTGCTCGAAAGCTCTTCATCCGTCTTATTCATATTCGATTTACTATTGGTATTGGTATTATTCTTTAAAGAAGTATTGCTCATTTTGTTATTCTATTATACATTTTAATATTGTGTTTATATATTTTTCAATTTTTATTCTTTTATTTTTGTATTTTTCTATTTTGTATTTTTCTATTATTTATATTTTGTTCACTTTATAAAAATAACTTTATAAAGTAGAATAGCAAGAATGACAGGTCGACGACATTTTACCCCTGGAAGAAAAGGAAACTTAAGCGGACTATTACGTAAATTATATTATTGTCAGACTAGGATAATTCAACCGGAACCTGGCCCTCAACCTGACCCTCAACCTGACCCAATAGCGCCGTTTAACGGTAGCGGTTTCACATATACATATTCCGAAAATATGTATACAATTGTATTTAAAAACAATGGGAATATTACGTTTACCAATGATTATATTATTGAATATTTAATTGTTGGCGGAGGTGGTGGCGGGGGGTCAGCTGGAACAAATGATGGTGGCGGTGGTGGTGCCGGTGGCGGTGGTGGGGGCGGAGAAGTTATAAATGATTTTGAAACCGTTGTAAATAATCAGTTTATTAATATTGTTATTGGAAATGGTGGGACAGGGGGCGTTTCAAATACAAGCAATGGACAAAATGGAGAACAAACTGTGATTACATCTTCGTTATTTACTGCTGCAGCAGCAGGTGGTTTAGGGGGAGGACGGGGAATTAATGCGAATGGTGGAAATGGAGGAAATAGTGGTTCCGGTGGTTTAGGAGGAAATGGCTCGCAAACGCCCAATCTTCCAGCGACAAGTGGTGTAAATGGGGGTGGCGGCGGTGGCGGTGGCTATTCTCAAATTCGAGGGCAAAATGGTGCTGTAAATAATCAAATGAGTTTGGTATTGTATGGAGCTGGTGGTGGCGGGGGTGCTGGTAATTCATTTAATATGCCTGTAGCTAGTGGGTCAGGTGGAAATATTTATGCCGGGAATGGTGGTAATAAAAGCAATGGGACATCCGCAACTAGTAATTATGGAGGCGGGGGTGGCGGTGGAGGTATGATCAATTTGTTTAATTATTCTGGTGGAAATGGTGGGTCAGGTTTAGTCATTATTTATTTACTTGTTCCTGATATTACGGATGATAATGCTGAACTAAATTCTGAACCTAATTTGTTATCTATTGTAAAACCGTTTTTTTACTCTTGCAACTTTTATGAAAATTGCCAATGTATTCAGGAAAAGGTCAATCAAATTAAAACAGGTTATAATGATCCTACACAGCCACAGAGTTACCGAGTTTCGCAATTGTCAAGACAACGTTTAGGAGGACGAACCACATTTGGAAACATTGGATTAGGTTTAGGAATCGGTCTGAATGCTAGAACATTTAATACATATTTAGGCGGAATTGAAGGGCAACCAGGAGGCAGTCCTAGACCATTAAGAAACAAGTTTTAAAACTGTTTACCTTGTAAACAGTGACAGTTACCTTGTAAAAAGGTTTAGAAACTTTTTACCTTGTTTAATATTGTTTATCGCGTTTCTAATCAAATGTATTCTTTATTATATATAATTTAAAAAACACCAATAAAATATAATATTTTCTTAATATATTTTATAATGGCCTTTAATTCAATCATTGGTTCTCGCGCTGAAGTGTGGCACGGCAGTGCCAAAAAAACATCTGGCGGTCTTACAAAGTCTCATCTAATGAAGAACAAGTCTGGACGCATTGTCTCTAGAAAGAAGCACTTTTCCGCCAAAAAGGATAACCGTCTTGTTAAGGCGGGGTTTAAAACTAGAAAGGGGCATTTTGGTTTTATTAAGACTGGCTCTAAGAAACGTGGTCATGGAAAGAAAATGAGAGGCGGTATGGCTCACAATATTTCGTCTGCTATGGATTTGTCGGAAGATTTACAATCCTTGGGTACTGCCGGTCTTCAAGTTTATGCTGGTCAACATGGCGGCGCTCCTTATGGTTCTGACTTAGACCCTGAAAATGTTTCCCCTGCTTCTCCTGCTCCTTCTCCTTCTCATTCGCAAGGTGGTGGCAGAAGACGTAGACATAAGATGAGAGGCGGAACTACTAGTAAGATGTATGCGTTAAGTCCTTCTAATGTTGAAGAGCGTGCTTTGTTGGCTTAAATTTTATTGGTTATTCCACTCTGAACTAACAAACTTCTCATATTTTATATAATCATTTAGCTCATGGCAAACAAATTTCTCAAAGAATTGCTTGCTAACAATTGGCATCACGCGTTTATCTTTATCTACTAATTGTTTCGCCTGACAAAAAGACTTGTAACCTTTATACAATTCGTCAAATGATATTAAGTCATTCTTCTTCTTGATATTATTTACATTCCCCTTATATGTCTCTAAAAACTTTAAAACATCGTCGTGTTTGGACCATAAATTACACGATATATTTGTGATATATTTGTTGTCAATGACCTCCACATTCGGCGAAAAATAATGGGTTATCATTTTTATGATATCCTTGTCTGAAATGGAGACACTTTTGTAATCCGAAATCTTGTATAATGTGGCGATTTCGTCGATTTCATATTCGTCGTCTCCTATTACATTATTTGATACGCTTTCTGCACTTTCTATTGTAATAATTGTAATATGCTTTGACCAAAAGGTTAAGAAACTGCTTACTGAGGGCAAGAATTTACTAGTGACATTTAAGAACACTGGGTCTTTATTCGCAATATCCTCATCACTGTTCTCAGTATATGACAACTTGGTTTTAAGAATGTCTTTCAAATTGTTAGTATACAGCATGTTTGGAATATTAATACTGGACAAATAAAGCTTCCATATGTAATGCATGTTTTTCCATGATAATTTATTGGTTATAATATTATTTGAATTGTTTGATTGATTGGTTTCTGTTTGTATTTGCTTTACACTTATACACTGTTTTATGAAATTATCCACTATCTTGTCTGTCGTATTCTGACAAAAAAACTGCGAATAGTTTTTTACTTGTTCGTCAGCCTTGGTTAAGAGATAATTGTCGGAATTTGTATACCTCTCGGAATAATGCGCAGCAATACAAAGCAAATCGATGCCTATTTTATTCAAAGCATCCTTGATTAAATCATGCGATATTGTGTTCTCGTTGGTCTTAATCAGTCTGTAATTGGTTATATTGTGACTGTCGTGATACTTGGAAATGAAATTATTCATGATTGAGTTGCCGGTCGTAACATATGCGATGGAATCAATCAGTAGCACAAGTTTCTTGATATTCGCATTTATGAAATACATTGATTGACTGGTATTTGTATTCTTTTTTAGAACACAGTCGCCAATAACTGTGAGAAAATACTTGGCTTCTGTCCGGGTTTCGAAGATGGTCTCTAAAAAGCCTAATACGTTTTGGATTGTATACGTCTCAGGGACAGATTTAAATAGTGAGCGTTCCTTTATTTGCTTGATTATCGTCTGCTTTGTTTTGTGTTTCCATGCCATCAGTTTACCTTCGTCGGTAATTGTTGACAGCAAGTGGTGATGTATATCGTCGTCTTTTATGATGCTATATGTCTTACCATCATATACATAATAGATGTTATTATACGGCATGTAGAAATACTGGTGCTTGCTCAAATAGACTTTGAAGAAATTGTCTTGCTCCATTGTTAGTTCATTCATTCTTGAGACACGTTCTTCGTATTTTTTGTTCTCTGTATCTAACAAATTCGGCAAATTTGTTATAAATGTTTGTAGACGGTTTAACATGTAAGGGCTATCTTTGTATTTATTGTATAGGTCGGTTAGGTCTACCATTGGACTAAATGCTTGTTCTTGTTCTTGCTCTTGTTCTAATATTGTTGCCATTTGTTCTATAATTATTATATTGTATTTTTGTGTTTAAATTGTTTCTATAGTATTTATATGAAAACTTATAAGACACACAAATCTAAGGGTAAAAGACATATAACACTCCGTTATTTGCCTAAACGTTTATCTAGGAAAGACAAAAAGACCCAATTAAGAATGATACAAAAATCCAGGCGTATGTATAAAAAAGGCGTCTATTATACAAGAAAACCAGTAAAATCATTTACAACAAAAACGTCTAAACATATTTTGGCTGCTAGAAAAATGTATCATATGGAAAACATTGGCGCAAATGAAGAACTTGCTTCTAAGTCCGGATGTTCATTGGCGGCACTTAAGAAAATTGTGTCTAAAGGCGAAGGCGCTTATTTTTCGTCGGGGTCTAGACCAAATCAAACTGGGCAATCATGGGGGAATGCTCGTTTAGCAAGTGCTCTAACTGCTGGCAAGGCTGGAGCCGTTGATTATAATATATTACACGATGGCTGTAATAAAGGCTCTAAAGGTTACAAAATGGCTGAATTGGCTAAACGTAGATACGGACATGGGCAAAGAAAAGTTCCAAAAGCTGCTATTTACACCATTTCGCATTGAAAATGCGCAATGGCAACAGTTACCTTCACTCATTTCCGCCCACTTCGTGGGCGGTTTAAATGAGAAAAGGTGTAATAAATTTAATAATAACATTGTTTTACAAAATATAAAGGTTTTACAAAATATATTAATTCTAACGCATAACTATTTAAAGATTTGCGTTCAAATTTACTTATATTATAGAAATAATGGCTACCTTTACTAATAAAAATACCGTCTCTAATGAGGGCAATGTTTTGACAATAAAAACAGTCCAAATCGCACCCTTTCGCACTTTAATGACTGCCCTAAAGGACATTCTTTTGGAAACCAATATTTCGTTTCAACCCGACGGAATTCGTATTATTAATATGGACAAGTCGCACACTATTTTAGCCCATTTGTATTTAGCGGCGCAGAATTTCGAATCCTATGAGTGTAAAAAGGAGAAGATTATTATCGGCGTCAATATGTTTCACCTTTTCAAGCTTATTAACTCCATTGATAATGACGATACGCTGACTATTTACATTGAAAATGCGGACTATTACGACGGCATTGTCTCACATTTGGCTCTAAAGTTCGAAAACGGCGATATTAAGCAATGTAAGACACAAAAGTTGAAGCTGATTGAGCCCGAGCCTGAGGAGCTTGAGTATCCTGATGTGAAGTTTTCGTCGGTTATTAATTTGCCGTCGGCTGACTTTCAGAAGATTATTCGAGATTTGTCATGTATTTCGGATAAACTGGAAATCAAATCGGTTGGCAATGAGCTGATTTTCAAGTGCCAGGGACAATTTGCGTCGGCTGAAATTCATCGTGCTGAAGCGGATGGGTCGATGGGATTCATTTTGAAGCAGGATTCGTCTAAAATTATTCAGGGCGAGTTTTCTTTGAAGAATCTTGGCTACTTTATTAAGTGTACCAACTTGTGCTCCCAAATTGAACTGTATTTGGAGAATGATTTGCCGCTAGTTGTGAAGTATGATGTGGCTAGTTTGGGGTCTATTAGGCTCTGCTTGTCGTCTCTGCCTTCGGTCTAATCCCTTCTGTTTAAAAGAAGCCTTCTTCATTAATAAAAAAATATATAGTTAAAATGTCCTATTTTATATTCTAACTATATTCTAACTATATTCTATGTCATATTATAACAGTTATACTAATTATTTAGGGGCGCAACGGTGCTGTAATAATAATTCGGCGGGGGCACAGGGAGCTCAAGGTGCTCAGGGAGCAGGTGGACCAATTGGTCCGAAAGGTATGACAGGGCCACAGGGCGCTCAGGGCGCTCAAGGTTTTACAGGCGCACAAGGAGCCACAGGAGCGCAAGGTGAAACAGGTTTATCGTCAGGATTATTGTTGTATATGAATTATTCAGAATCAACTAGTATTGACATATTTAATACTTCGACGAATCCGGCATTACCTGGAGATGTTAATCCACCCGCAACAGAGCCTTTAGACCCAATTTCGCAAACATTTTCTCCTGACCCTTTGCCGCCCATTTTTATTCGACATTTGTCTACAACACCTACAATGGCGCCACAGTCATCCGTTCAGCAGCTATTTTCTGTAGCAGGGGAAGAAGATTGGTCTACACAATTTGCTATTCCAATTGCCGAATTAAATAATCCTACATTTATTCCTCCTGGCATTTGGGACCTGAATTTATATTGTAATCGGGATACTGGGACAGATGTAATGTATCAGTTCAGAATATATGGTTACAACTCAGTCGGTCCAGTTTTAGACGAATTGGTGCCTGGTGGGTCGGGATATGATGGTATTCCAGTTACTGCTCCTACTGTCACTTACCAAACATTGTCCATGTTTGTTCCTAGCACAGATATCACTGGGTATACGGATATTGTTGTAATTGTTACGGGTAAAAGTATGACAGGAGGAGTTACACAGGTCGCAAGAACTTTCTATGAGTCTCCTATTACTTATTCTCATATTTATACAACATTTACTGCTCAGACAGGTGTTACGGGACCGCAAGGTCTCCAAGGAGTAACGGGAGCTACGGGTGCCCAAGGTATCCAAGGAGAAACAGGTGCTACGGGTGCTCAAGGTCTCCAAGGAGTAACAGGTCTCCAAGGAGAAACAGGTGCTACAGGAGCCACAGGTTCTACAGGTGCACAAGGTCTCCAAGGAGTAACAGGTCTCCAAGGAGAAACAGGTGCTACAGGTCTCCAAGGAGAAACAGGAGCGACTGGTGCCACAGGAGGTCAAGGTCTCCAAGGAGAAACAGGTGCCCAAGGAGAAACAGGTTCTACAGGTGCCACAGGTGCGACAGGTTCTACAGGTGCCACAGGTGCTACTGGTTCCCAAGGGACAACAGGTGCTACAGGTTCCCAAGGGACAACAGGTGCTACAGGTGCTACAGGTGCTACAGGTGCTACAGGTGCTACAGGTGCTACAGGTGCTACAGGTGCCCAAGGCGATACAGGAGCAACAGGAGCAACAGGTGCCCAAGGATTTACAGGTTTACAAGGAGTAACCGGTTCTACGGGTTCCCAAGGAGTAACAGGTTCTACTGGAGCACAAGGTCCCGTAGGGATAACAGGTGCTACGGGTGCTACAGGTGCTGTAGGTCCAGCAGGTGCCGGCGGAGCTACTGGATATTACGGGTCGTTCTATGATACAACAAACCATGGTCCATTTACAGTAGGTGTAGCAACAGCAATTACAATCAATTCAACAGACCCAACAGCTACAAATAGCATTTATATTGGTAGTCCAACATCTCGAATTTATAATACGTATACAGGAATATATAATGTCCAATTTTCAGCTCAGCTTACTACTCTTACTACAGGAAATAGTGTTGAAACCGCAAATATATTTATAAGAAAAAATGGGACAAATGTCCCTGATACAGATGGACAAGTAAGTATTCCTACTAAATCAGGTGGTAATATAGTTTCGTGGAATTATCTACTTGCGTTGAATGCTGGCGACTATATTGAATTTTATATTAAGGCTGTAACATCAAGTGTTTATCTAACAGCCTTACCAGCAGGAGGTGTGGCTCCAAATGATAATCCTGCTTCGCCGTCAATTATAGTTACTTATATGCAAGCGGCATATAATGGCCCTACGGGTGCTACGGGTGCTACGGGTGCCACGGGTGCTACAGGGGCTACAGGAGCCACAGGTGCTACGGGTCCCGTAGGGATAACAGGAGCTACAGGAGCTCAAGGTCTCCAAGGAGTAACAGGCGCTACAGGTTCCCAAGGGACAACAGGTGCTACAGGTTCCCAAGGGACAACAGGTGCTACAAATCCAAATGCTACTGCTATTACTATTACAGATACAAATACAAATGCAACTTTCTATCCCACCTTTGTTGGAAGTACAGGAACACAAAATTTATTAGCAGATATTTCCACAACTCCATTTTCGATTAATCCTAATACAGGTGATATGAGATTTGTAACAAGTTTAAAACTGGACGCTACAAATAATAATGTTTCTATTGGTTTAAATGCTGGTTTAACAAGTCAAGGTATAAATGCTGTTGCTATTGGTAATGGAGCAGGTCAAGTGTCACAAGGAGCAAATGCGATTGCTATTGGCCAATCTGCCGGTCAAACAAATCAAGGAGCTAATACAATTGTAATTAATGCAACTGGTAGTGGCGTTACAGGGACTACATCAAACGCCACATATATAGCTCCAATTAGAAATCCAAATACAAGTTATAATAATTTTTTAAATTATGATACGACTACTAGAGAAGTAGTTTATAATTATTTTATGCTACCGGTCGGTAATATTAGTACTAGACCAAGTCCAGCAGTTACAGGAATGATGAGATATAATACTGAAACAGGATTTCCTGAATTTTATAATGGAACTAGTTGGATTTCTTACGCTATTTATCCATTAATTACTATAACAACACCATCTGCTGTAACAACTACAACCACATTTGCTCCTGGATTTTCATATTCATTTACATCAATTGGCACTTATACAATTCAAGTTACTAATGGATTTGCAAAAGGTTCATTAATATTAAATGGAGCTGGCGGTGGTGGTGGTAATACTGGTAATTCGACTGGTGGAACTGGCGGTAGAACAACTGGTATTACAACTTTATTTTCAACATCAACATATTATTTATTAGTTGGTCAAGGTGGTAGTTATCAAGGCCCTAGTGCGGGTCCTGGTGCTACTGTAATTGGTGGTGGAGGTCTTGCTGGAACAGCCGGTTTTGGAGGTCAAGGAGGTGGGTATAGTGGTTTATTTATAACAAGTATAAGTCAAGCAAATTCTATTATAATAGCAGGTGCTGGTGGTGGTGGTGCTTATGAAGCAGGCACGAATGGTGGTGTTGGCGGGGGGTCGTCAGGAACCGCTGGAGCAAATGGAGTAGATACAGGTGGTGGTGGTGGAAGTCAAGTGGCTGGAGGAACAGCAAGTAGTGCAGTTGGTTCAACAGCTGGTTCTCCTTTACAAGGAGGTAGTCCAAATGCTAGCGGTGATGGTGGTGGAGGAGGAGGTGGAGGTGGCGGATATTATGGTGGTGGCGGAGGTGCTGGAAGCAATCCCGGTTCGGCTGGTGGAGGCGGTTCCGGATATTTTAATACATCATTAGTAACGTCAGGAGTAACAACACAAGGAGCAGGGTCAGCTGGAGGAGGAGCCGGTTCTAATGGTACAAATGGTAATGCTACTTTAACATATTCACCATAATAATAAAATAAGAAACAAGTTTATATAATTTCTTTTCACGAAGTTATAAAAAAATAATAATATATCATATAATATTATTAATAACATACTATGTCATATTCTAGAAATTATAGCGAATATTTAGGCGCTCGTCGATGTTGTAATATTAGTTCAGCTGGTCCACAAGGACCGCAAGGTGTACCAGGTATGGCTGGTCCGATTGGGTTTCAAGGAGCCACTGGGCCATCGGGAGGTGCTCAAGGTGCCCAAGGATTTACAGGTGCCACGGGTTCCGTAGGTATAACAGGTTCTACGGGTGCCCAAGGATTTACAGGTGCTACAGGTGCCCAAGGATTTACAGGTGCCACGGGTTCCGTAGGTATAACAGGTGCTACGGGTGCCCAAGGATTTACAGGTTCTACAGGAGCACAAGGAGATACAGGTGCTACGGGAGCACAAGGAGATACAGGTTTACAAGGAGTAACCGGTGCTACTGGCGCTACGGGTGCCCAAGGATTTACAGGTGCTACGGGTGCTCAAGGTGCTCAAGGTGCTACTGGAGGCTCTCCATGGTTCTCAACAAATTATATTGGTGTCACTGGACCAGGGTATACTGGAACAGGCTACACAGGAGACGCAATGGTTTTTGGTAACTTATTAGTGACCGGTGGAATAGACCCAACTTATTTAGCATTAACACCACAAGCATCAGACCCATTACCCGCTGGACTAGATGGCATGTGGATAGAAACAGGAGGTTCATTAAGAGTTCAAAAAATGAGAATGGATGATTTTTCCGGTACAACAGCAGGATATATAGATATAAATCCAATAACAAATCCACAAATTACATTATCTGATGGTATTACACCCACAGAAATAAATGTTGTTACATTAAATAATAATCAAATAGAGTTAAATGATTTTTCAGGCACTGGAACAACTACATCATTTACTACAACTACTTTATCACAAATAACAACGGGTCCTACAACAATCTCAGCTACATGGGCGGATATTATTAATAATACAAATGCTGGAACACCTACATTGGCGCAGGTACTTGTTTCAGGCAACTCGGCTGGTTCTACTTCTATTAATATGAATACAAATGCTATTAGTGCTATTTCTACGGCAACCGCCAAGACCAGTTTAGTTGTTGATAATGCCGTTACAGGAGCAAATGCTACTCTTACGCAAAGCAATCTTACTATTAATGCTACTGGTTTAAGTGGTCTTCCAAGTTTAACTTTAAATCAAAGTGGAGTTGGTAATGGAATATTGAGTGAAGAGTTTTATAACCAAAGAACCTATCAACTTGCCGATTTTAATAGACAATCTTATTTCGCCAAAAACCCTGCTGGGACAAAAACAGAATACGGAAGAGTTAGTGTTGGGTCTGTATTAAGTAGCGGAATATTAAGTTTGGGTGTTGGTAGTGGTGGTGGTGTTTCAACCTTTTTAACATTAGATGCTAATACTAATGATGTTAATTTTTTGAGAGATATTGATTTAAATACTAATGATATTACTGCTTGTTCTTCTATTACAACCCCTTTGGGAAATCAATATTCAAAAGAACAAGTCGTATATTTAAATGCGAATGCTACTGCTCCTATTGCTCCCTTTGTTGAAAGCAATTTGCGTTATACTGCTTTCAGTTTGGGTAAAAATCCTGAATGGTTAGAGGCAACAACGGTCACTACAAGCGGTTTTGTAAGTGGTGTAGAAAATATTACTGCTTCCCAAGATAGTTGGGACGGACAATTTTGGGTGGGAACTGATATAGGTAATGTTTATTATAGTAACGATGGTGGTGCTAATTGGACTTTACAAGGTTCGTATGGTGGTAGAATTAGATGTTTTTGCCCTTATAATGGTAGTAGTGTAATGGCGGTTGGTGGTGATTTTACTGGTGGAACTTATAATTATTTGGTTGGTATTAATAATTCTGGGTCGTCGTATAGTTCTTTTGATATTACTTCTTGGTTTGGAATGAATGCTCCTGTATATTGTCTTTACAATAATGGTGCTAATTCTTGCTTGTATATTGGTGGTGCGTTTGACGACTATTGGACGCTTACTGGTGCGGTTTATCCAAAATGGATTACGCTGGATTACAATACAAATAGTTTTTATCCTTTCAGTAATAATAGTGGAAATGGATTTTTTGGCGGTAATGTCTTAACTATTAGTCAAGATATATACAATTCAAACTATATTATTGTTGGAGGTGATTACACAAGTATAGTAGTTAATACTACAACTCAATTTATTCCTTATTTATTTACTTATCAAACTTCTTTTGGATATGATGTAGGTAGTTATTTTAGTATTGGAACAACTTTGAATGATTTGGTTAATTCTGTTGTTCCTTATTCAAGTGGCGTTTTTGTTGGAGGACGATTTACTAATCCTTTGGTGTCGCCAACTTGGACGGATAATTACGGAATATATATGACTTTTAATGGAGGTGGGTGGGATTTATTTAATTATCTTTTTTCACCTTCCAGTATTATTAGTTTTATTACTTTTATTCCTACTACTGGCGTGTATTATACAAATGTAGGTGGTAATACGATGTATGCTAATTCTACTCAATATCTTCCTATTCCAATTGGTTCATCTTGGGAATGTGTTGCTTATAATGGTTTAACTTTATTTGCTACTAACGCTCAAACTTCCGCTGGATTTTTATTTTATTACTACGACCAAAATGTAGGTATAACGATTAATGGAGGTGGAAATGTTTTCCGTAATCAAAGTAGTAGTACATCTACAAATTGTCTTTTAACTAATATTAATTCTGCTGTTGAGATGATGTGGAATAGTAGTTTAAATTGCTGGTTCGTTGTTAGTCAAGAGGGTTGTAGTTTCAGTTAAAATATTGGTATAAAATAAAGATGATGAAATCATAGAACGATTGTCCTACCCTGCACTTATGAACTGGAACGGAAGTAATTACATCGTTGTCGGGACACCGCAGAGTGTGGGTGCTTGGACTTATTTTTAAATCTTTGGTATATAATTGCTTTTTCCTTTGTAATACTTTTTATTAATTTTATTATTTATTTTTCACGAAGTTATCAAAATTAATAATATATTCGTATATTAAAATAATAATATGGCATTTACACGATTTCATGATGACCCCGCAAGAGTAGCGAAACAATTACAACAACAGACTGACCAGGGGCGCTGGGCAATTGATGTGCCCGGCAATGGCGACAAACCCTGTTTCCAATTGGACCCGCAAATTATCCCGCAAAAATGGGGCGGCAATTTATGGACCAAATCGGTTGACATTCAAAGTTCACTTTTAGGAATAGATAGGCCCTTAACCAGGGATTGTATGAAGGCCAAATACAAGCAATTTGTTCCCGGTGCGAGTCGCATTGTGTATCCCGAATGCGATAGTCTAACAACTGACCAATCTAGAGTGACTGCGCCTGCGTGGATGTATCGCGATTTGCCCCAAGACCACTCATATATTTTGCCCGAGAACCCTCAGGTTCATACTGAAATGAAATTTAGTAATTATGTGAATACGCGCATTTTCGAAAAGGACAATTTTAGGAGAGACGTTGTGTGTCCTGCTAATAATAGCCAGGATTATACAAAGCCTATTATAAACGATAGTAATAGAAAAGAAGGTTTTAAAAATGTGAACATTGATTATGCTCGGCAGCAATTTGACCAACAAACTGGCACTTCTAGAAGACATGTTAAGTAAAGACTTTTTTAAAACGCAGTAAAAAACGCAGTAAAAACGCAGTAAAAAACGCAGTAAAAGTAAAAAAACGCAGTAAAAGTAAAAAAACTTTCATTAAAATATTAAAACGAAGTATAAAAACTTAGAAAAACGAAGTAAAAAGTAAAAAGTAAAAAAGAAAAGTATATATTATATATAGTATATAATATATAATGGAATTAGCTATACCACTTATCGCATTAGGAGGAATGTATATTGCTTCAAAACAGACAAAAAATAATAATAATAATGGTTTTACTAATAAAAAGTCATCAAACGGAGTAAAGGGAACAAAGGAAAACTTTGAATCAATGGGTGCCAAGGTGAACTACTTGCCGAATACCAATGTGCCACCCACAAATTACCCAGTAATTAATAATAAGGAGCTCGTTGACAATGTTCAGGAATATGTAAATCCCAATTTGGCCAGTGACAAGTATTTCAATCAGAACGCATATGAGCAACGCCAGCGTGCCGGTGGCAAAGTTTCGGATACGATTCAGCAAGTCTACTCTTTATCCGGCAACTACATGGACTCACAGGAATTTAAGCATAACAACATGGTGCCATTTAACGGCGGCAAACCAAAGGGCCAGCTTTACAATAATAACAACGCCGAAAACATTTTGGACAATTACATTGGCGCCGGTTCTCAGACAATTAAGAAGATTGAGCAGGCGCCATTATTCAAGCCTCAGGACAATGTCCAATGGACACATGGCGCTCCAAATATGAGCGAATTCATGCAATCTCGTGTCAATCCCGCACTTAAAAATAATATGGTCAAGCCATTTGAATCCATTCACGTTGGACCTGGTTTAGGAAAAGGATTTTCATCCGAAGGCAGTGGCGGCTTCAACTCGGGTATGGAAGACCGTGACGCCTGGCTCGACAAGACCGTTGACCAGCTGCGTGTCTCGACCAATCCCAAGTTGGAATATAGTTTAGAGAATTTACAAGGACCCGCCCAATCCACTATTAAGAATGTTGGATTACAAGGCAAGGTCGAAAAATACAGACCTGATGGTTTCTTTGTCAATTCACAGGACCGCTGGCTAACCACCACTGGCGCCGAAAAGGCCACACGTATGGTCGCGAGTGAAGTATTCCATACTTCGAATAGAAACGAGACGACGAAGCAAGTCACTGGAACGCCCAACTCGACTGTAAAGACGGCCGGATATGCGCCGACAAACCACGAGGAGACCAAGCGTATTCAATGGGAAGGCTATGATGTGTCACATTCGACTGCTACGGGTCGTGGTCCTCACACTGATGTAAACAAGCAAAGTCATACCAATTATTCGAATAACAGAAGCACAAATACACAGGCGCGAACTTATGGTTCCGGTTTCTCGGGTGCTATTGGTGCCGCAATTGCTCCGATTATGGATATGTTGAAGCCGTCGAAGAAGGAAGAATATACTTGTAATATGCGTGTTTATGGCAACATGGGAGGCGAGGTCCCTGGTAACTATGTCCATACTAGTGGCGACATGCCAAGCACTACTATTAAGGAGACAACACTTTACCAACCCAACGGCTACATTGGCAATCAAATTTCAGGCGCTTACGAGGTGACTGACCAACAGTGTATTGCCAACCAACGTGATACAACCAGTGAGTTTTGCCAGTTTAATCCGGTTGGCGACAGGTCCGGTCAACGATTATATGATGCGGATTACAGACAGACCAACAATGAAGCGAAAGAGAAGCTGGTTGCTAGCAGAATAAACCAAGGCAATGCCAAAAATTTCAATTCATCGATTAATATGTCGATGTCCAAATTGGATACAGACCGTGATAACAATCGCATGTGGACACCGAGTGCGAATATTGCTTTGGGACCTTCTGCTCAGACATATGGAAAGACAAATGCGCCGCAATATGTGAATGCTTATCAGGATTGTAACCGTATCGACCCAGGACTGCTAAGTGCCTTCAAGGAAAATCCTTATACACATAGTTTGTCGAGCGCTGTATAAAAAATATATCATTTACGTAATATTAAAATATAAAAACACTCTTTTAATATTAGTTAACTAACAAAAACATAATGATTCATATTCATCAGCCCATAAAAGATAAACTTGAATATTTTCATAACAATAAAAAAATACCCAATATTATTTTCAATGGTCCATCAGGTAGCGGCAAGAGTTCGATTGTAAATGAATTTATAAGTCTTATTTATGACAGCAATAAGGAGAAAATACGCGACTTTGTAATGTATGTCAATTGCGCGCATGGCAAGGGTATCAAATTCATACGTGAGGAACTCAAATTCTTTGCCAAAACTCATATTAATTCGAATGGCGGCGATGTTTTCAAAAGTATTGTCTTGTTAAATGGTGATAAACTAACAATGGATGCGCAATCAGCTTTGCGTCGCTGTATCGAATTATTCAGTCACAATACACGTTTTTTTATTATTGTGGAAGACAAGTATAAAATGTTGAAGCCAATTTTGTCGCGATTTTGCGAGATTTATATACCAGAGCCGGAATATAATGGCAAGGTGATTAATTTGTATAAATACAATTTGGAGCAGACGTTTAAAATGGGCGACTTAAATGTGAAGCGTGTTGACTGGTTAAAGGCTGAATTGGAGAAGACGTTTGTTGCCGGTAAAAAGAATGCGGAAATTAGTATTAGTGAGCAGACGCTGTTGAATTTTGTTACCAAATTGTATGAGAAGGCGTATAATGCGCTGGATATAATACAGATCTTGGAGGATGGCCGGTTACAACTGGCAGACGATAGTAAGCAATATGACTTACTAATTGCTTTTAACAAGGTCAGAAAGGAGTTTCGAAATGAGAAACTGCTTATGCTATTTGTGCTGAATTTTATTTACTTGGACGGCAAAATGTCTTTAGAGAATATTTCATTTATGTAACAAATAAATATAGTTTGATAATTATATTTATTTTTATTTTTATTGTTATTTTTATTTTTATAAGATTAATGGTTTCAATTAATGGTTAAGAGCGAACCGCGTATTTATCGATGGCCACCGCCTTGGTCACATTTTTAACGATTTTGTCCATATTTTCCTGCTGTTCTTCTACTGTTGTGCCTGACATGGCGTTCATTACGATTTTCAAATATTTGTCGTTGTTTTTTGACCGGGGGTCTGTGCAATTCGGGTTCTCTTTTATCCATTCATTGATTTGCCTTATGTTTTTATTTGCGATTTTCTTTATTGCGTCTCTTAACAGGGCTTTGTCTTCGCCTTCCTTTATCCATTCATCATTGTGCTTAATATATAGGGTTTCGCGCTTCACATCGCTACAGTGGATGGGTCGCAAAAATGTGGCCAAATTATTAAGGTTTTTGACGCAAATTTTGGACACACCATCGGCATACCCTACGTGCGCAAAATTCTCCAAATCGGATAATTGCATCTTAATGGTGTCTACAAACTCGTTCATATTTAAGGCGTCCTTACACTTCTCGTTTAGAAACAGCTGTAAGTTGAAGTTGTTTGTATTGGTATTGTTACAATTGGTATTATTAATGGTGTTTGTATTGAATGACTTGGCCATCTCCATCATCTGCTTGTGCTGCTCCATCATAAACATTTGAAACTCTTGGTTTTGTTTTAGAACATCTAACAACATTTGCGGGTCCATACTGTAGACCGCCTTTTTACTCTTGGCATCATCATCGTCTGATTCATAGAGTTCATCTTCTTTATCGTTGGTCTTATTGGGTTCCTTAATACATTTCTTTTTGTGTCTCCAAAGTGTAGTTCTACTATTATAAACCTTTCCACATTCACATATATTGCTTGGTATTATCTTCTCATTTTTCTCGTTTTGTGTTTCATTTGTTTCATTTTGTGCCATTTTCAGATGCTTAGTAGACAACAAATGTCTGTCATATGAAAATTTTACAGAGCATTTATAGTCACAGAATTTACAGAAAAATATTTTCTCTTTTTTCTCAAAACTTTCTCCTAAATGGGTTTCAATTTGTTTCATATTGTATAGTTAGATAATAATTTTGAGAAAATACCGAAAATTTATCGTCTCAAATTTTTCAAACAAAAAAAACAATCGTGATGATATTGGTCACAACTCAAAAAAACAGTTTTTTTTGAAACTTTTCTCGGGTTCCAAATTCTGGACATTTTAAAAATGTCCAATTTTCATTTCCCTTTTTACTTTTTGGGATTTTTTTTCACTTTTCAAAATATAAAAATACTGTATGTTTATATTTTGATTTTTAAGATGAGAATCGAGCAGAATATAATTATCAATTTATATATTTCCAAACGATTTAGCTGTTAATTCCAATATTTGTTGTTGTTGTAATAATAATAACTTCTGATATTCTTGATTTTGTTTCAAAATTTCTAATACCAATGATTGTTCATCAAGTTTCTTAGTTACGTTAATACATTTTTTTTTGTGTCTCCAAAGACCTGCTCTATCGTTAAAATTTTTATCGCAATTTGGACAACAATATTTGCTTAACGTTGCTGATTGTTTGTTATTATCTGATGTTTTTATATTGTAAGTTGTTAATTTTTGATGTTTATCACTAGATAAATGAGTTGTCATATTATTTTTTCTGTTAGTTTCATAGTCACATTTTTCGCAATAGTATTTATCGCTTAATATTTTCTGAATGTTCGGAGTGTTAAGTTCGTGTTGAATACATTGTTTTTTATGAGCACAAAGACTAGATAAATGTTTATATTTATGTCCACATGTGCACGAAAATGTTTTAGGTGAATTTATTGGATAATTATTATTTGTTAAAGCCTTATGTTTCAATGTTAAATTATGTCTATTTAAGTCTCCTTTTTTATTACAGTTAAAGTTACATATTTTACAATAAAATTTGCTATCACAATCAGTTTCAAAAACATTAGTAATATTTTCAGAAACACTAATATTCTGCGTAGGCTTTTCCTTTTTTGCCTTATTTTTACTTTTACCCTTACCACACGGTTCAACACTGTTTAAGTTCGCATTCAATAAAGTAAAATACTCCTGTTCAATTTGTTTTGCTTCATAAAGTCCACTGCAACTAAAGAAATGTATTATTTCCATTTTCCAATTAATCCAGCCACCATTGTTGCGAATGGTCTCATACAATTTACATTTGTAATTTGGTGACTTAGTGTTTACACAGTTCTGTTTATGTGAATGTTTTCGTTGAACAAAATTAATAGTATGACCAACATAAATATCCTTTATATTAGGGTCCTTACAAGTAATTTTGTAAATAATTGTATTTGAATAATCGTCTTTTTTACATATATCTGTAGCCATTTACAATAATAAATATAATATAATTAGACATAATATGTTTATTATATTTTAGTTTATATAATCTAAAATATAATTATTAACTTATATATTTTCACACGATTTAGCTGTTAGTTTATCATATTCTTCACGAGTTATTACAACAAATTCTTCATTGTTTACCAACTTTGGAACCATGTGTATCGTTCCTGGTTCAATCATTGGGTCCGGTTTGATTTTCTTATACAAATAATAAACTCCATGGGCAGATTGACATACAACCCAAGTGCTACACTTAACAAATATATTTAACGAGATACTTGCTACTAAATCAACTAAATAATAAAATACCATTTGTTAGTTTACTTTATATAATCTAACAATTTTTTATAACAAACTAATAAAAAACAATAAAAATTAAATAAGTTTAAAAAACCAAAAAAAAACATTCGTTATAATCATAAAACATGGATGATTTCAATGTTAGTTCATTACACGAATCAAAGAACGAATGGGGAGCTCGTTTGCTAACCATTTTGACGCCGTTAATTATGGAAGGATTTAAGTCAATATTCGATGAATCTGTCTCACTTTGTAAGGCAAACGGCGAAATGGAGAAGTATTTAATGACGTTTCAGAATCTTATTACCCGTATTCCCAAATGGAACGCATCCATTATTGAAACCGAACGAAAACGAATTATTGAGAAGAGTTGTTGTAATTATTTAGAAGAATTAGTAACATGTGTTCATATAATTCAATTGAAAATATTAACCGCGATGCGTGTAGGGCAAAAACAGAAGAAAATAGATATTAATATCCCCAAGTTGGACGACTTTATTCACAAGGCTTACATCAATGTAGCGCGAAAGATTTACAAAAACGTCTATTTATTTGAAATCAGTGCGGTCCCGTTACAGGTTCAGAAGCACAACAGAGAGCTGGAAATAATTGTCCAAGAGTGTATCTTAAATGCTGTCAGAGAGAGTATCCCAATTGAAGGAATATTAAGAGCATATATGGATGAAACTGTTGAAGAAGATGTGGTCGAGGAAATTAAGGAACAAGTGGTTGAGAAAAGTGTGCCTGCGAATGCCCGGGGCGAGTCGGAATTTATTTCGGAAGTCAGGGCAAAAGATAAGGAGGACCAAATAAAAGAGAAACAGCAACAAAGTTTAGCCGAAAATTTGTCGGCAGCAACAGAGAAGGCTGCGCTAACAACTATGGCATCCGCTTCACTTAAATTCAATGATGTTGATTCTGTAATGGATAATAATAACAAAGAGGAATTTGTTAGTGCGCCCAAGAGCTTAGACCGATTGGAAGAAATCAGTAAAATGAGAAACGAACAGCGAAAGATGGATGAAGATGATGACGACGATGTGCTTAAAATTTCAGACCAAGATGTCGAATTGGGTAGTTTAGACATTCACGTAATTGACAAACCGATTGTCAAATTGGATGATTCGTTTTTGTTGAATGATGTCGAAATATTGACCTAATAAAAGAAATAAAAGACAAAAAGAAAATGCGTTAATATACAAATAAGAAACTAAGAATATATTGTAAAATGGACAATATATTTTTAATAGCAGGAATTGTATCCGTCATTTTCTTTTTGGTTAAATTCTTGGAGATGCGGTATGTCGACAAAGAAAGCAAGCCATTGAAGCTCCTTATTCGTGACACACTGGTAGTATATGTTAGCGTAGTAGCCGGAAATTTCATATACGAGCAAGTAACACCGGTAATCGAGGAAACCGTAAAGACGCCAAGCGCACCGATTGCCTTCACCGATGATGCGCCTTTCTAAACTTTTGAAGTGTAGCCCAATGTTTCGCGTATTAAATCAATTTGCTTTATCATGGGGTCTTCAGTCTTGGCGCCAATCCCCATTTTTAATAATCCTTTACAAATGATGCCAAACCAATACATATTTAGAACAAATACGGCAAAACTGATTGCTATAACTATTTTGTCACACATAAAAAACCGATTGTATTTGCTAATATTTTCAAAAAATGCGGGATTTAAAATGATATGTTTAAGATACATGTATATTCTTGTATAAAAGAACGATACCGCAAATAATATGTTATTTAATGGTTTTAAAAAGGCAGGCAAACTAACACATTTTATTACCGAAGGGTTTTTAATTAAGTTTCGAATACTGAGAAATATATTACTAATTTCAACTAAAATGATGACCATTAATTCATTTTTAATGGTATCGCCATTTCCATTCTCATTGTTTTGGCATAAAAAGAACCACGATATGACAAATATGAATAAAGTGTGGTGAATTGTTTGTTCGAGTTTTTCAACAAAAAACAAATGAACTAATAAATATGTTAGGATAATACCTGAAATATAGTTAATCCATAGCACATTTCTGTCCGATACATGAAACTGATACAAACAGAAACAAGCACATATTGCGACAATTAGTGTTGCTATGTGTTCACAAGTGTCCTTGTTTATTATGTCCTTGTTTATTATTTCTGTTAAAAAACTAGTCATTTATAATTAGTCAATTATAAATTACTATCATATAAAACGTAATTCTTAAATATTTTATTTTATTTTTATTTCATTCTATTTTATTTCAATAATTTAGCCTTTGCGGCTTCAATTTCCATCAAAAATGGGTCTTTAGGGTCAGGTTTATATTCTGTAATGTCGCGACCACAAGCCTTGGTTATAAATCTCTTAATTAAAAATTTACTCCAATACAAATTAATGATTGATAATACAGCAGTAGACGCCGTTATCATCTTACCCGTCATATAAAAATCAAAGGTGGCATAAACCTTAGTATAAAATTCAGGATTAAACACAACATGTTTATTAAATAGATATATTCTTGAATACATAAATGTTGCAAAAAATAACAATTCATTGATTGGCTGAGCCTCTTTTATAATTTTAACAGAGGTAGTATTAGAACCTGAATTCTCTTTCAAATAAGTTCTGAATAGAGACCTAAAACTGAAAAATATGGAGCTAATTTCAACTAAAAGACAATAATATATATACTGCATCACATCGTTTGCTTTCGTATTCCAAATTGCGGCAATCGCACATAATACAAATTGCGCAATATGATGTATCCAAAAATCAATAGTCGCGCCACTATACAAGTCAAATATTGAATAAAATATACATACAACACTGGCAATTTTTATATAAAAAGAATTATCGTATTTATTATAATAATAAATTGCGAAGCATACAAACAATGCTAATCCAAGAGAACATGTATCTTGGAAATATGGTTTAATATTATTAAATATGTCGGATGACATTTCTATTTCGGTCATTTTATACCTAATAATATTTTTTATAGCAAATTTATACTCAATTAAACATTTTTTACCTACCCGTCCAAACTTTTACAAAAGTGCCTCTAACAATACTATGCTTACAATCGTCTAAATAATTGTCAAAATTATATCCGAATGAATTATAGTGTGTCCGAATATCGCCATTCATCGAATTAATTTTATTCAAATGTTTATATTCGTTATTAAATAATAACCCTAAAATGCGCTCAAGTCCACATCTGTCAGTTCGACATGTAATCGCATTAACCAAGTTATTTATGTTGTATTTTCTTTCTAAAGTAGATAAAAAACGATGACTTATAAATGCCTGTCCGCCAAAACACAAGCTGAAATTTTCTTTACTCATGCCTAAAATATTGATTTCGTTGCCATTTAGTCGCTGTTTGATAAATGAATTGTTTTTTAGATATGATGCTATTCGGAGTAAATTATTTATATTTTCTTTATCATATGGGTAATGCCATAAAGGCAAAACTGGCGCCTTAATACTCTCAAATGGGATGCGTTTATGAATAAATGTGCTGTCGTGAATTATTACAGCACTGTCAAACCATTTGTTTCTTAAGTAGTAAATATATGGAAGCAATTCGCCGCGACCAGGATATTCGGATTGTATAGTTTCTATATTATTGTAATTAAATTCCGGTTTTACAAAACTGTAATTGCTGTTATCATCGATAACAATGATTTTTTTATTAGGATAGTTTGTTCTAATTAATTTTACATTATGGTTCCAATATTTGTTAGTTTGTTCGGAATTAACATGTCTTGTAATGATAAATCCATATGTCATGATTATATTATATAATATTCAGATTATATTATACAATATTTATCCTTAATTGATATAGACTGGCAGCTCATCAATATTGATGACGTCAGCATTCTTTCCTATAGAATTCTTGGATATGACAAATTTATTGAACTCAGAGCGCTCCAATTGTGCTGCCGGTGTGTGCTTGTGAACACAACGAGCAATCATTTTATATAATTTGAAATCCGGGTATCTTTCAGCACCATTATTTTTATACAGCACATTGATGCCATTATCGTCGATACACCAGTCATTGATTAGCTTGGCAATTGGTTCCAAAGTGTCTATATTTTTTACATCAGAAATGTCATCAATCACATAATCAAAGATAGAACAGGCTAAGCGACATAAATCGAAACTGAAATTGGGTTCTAGTCGTGGCTTCTTATCATTGAAATATGGCTCAATATTATATTGGGTTGCTGCGTCTCCGCCGGTTTGGAAACTGTCGCTACAAAATGTCTTGCCATTGTATTTGTAAATTGCGCGACCAAAATCGATTATTTTGAAGATTCTGCCAAAAGTAGGCACCTTATAATACTTCTTTTTGTAACAATAGTGGATGAATTTCTTATTTGTGCTAATATACATTACGTTGTTTGTATGAAGGTCGTTGTGTGTAAATGAAAACATCTTTTGATATGTGATTAGTGTCATAATAATCTGCATCAATGCTGAAAACCATTCGTCGTGCGATAAGTCGGATGTCATTATTAAGTTGTCAAATGTGTTTTCGCAATGTTCCATACAAATTAGCTGGATGGGGAATTTTGGAAATGTGACCCACAGGGTTTCCTCGTCTAGGTCCGTATAATCACTGCTATCGTCTATGTCTTTATCAGAAACAATGGTGTCTTCTTCTACAATGCTGTCTTTATTGTCTTCTGTGTCAGCGTCAGCATCGTCGTCTTCTACATTGTCTTCAGCATCGATTTCGTCATTTTCATCTGTATGCGATGTTCTAGACGAACAAGATGACCCTGACTTCAATGTTTCGGATTTTTTTGTATCAACATTGAGCTCACTTGAATTCATAATATCAATCAACTCAACATTCATATTTTTTATATCGGATAATGTGACAAGATTAAGGTCCGGCTCAGAAAATATATTTTCAAATATAGTGTCGTCAATTGATTTAGCAGATAATCCTGATTTGTGTGACGTATTCATAATATTTAGGGGTTTCAATGGTTTGTCATTTAGGTCGTCACTTGTAACCAAATGTGTATAATCTTCAATATTAAATAATACGTTTTGACTTTTAACAAAAAATTCTGACTGAACTAGGTATTCAATATCGTCAATAATATTGATTTTATAATTATTTTTAATAGCCAAGAAAGACCCGTAGAAATCCAGGCCATGAATAAATTTGTGCGTGTTCAGCACTTGACTGGTGAGAAATGAGAAAAAACTATCAATATATGCGGTATTGTTGAAATCCGCAATTTTGGGACACACTTTTACACTCTTATCAATCGAGGGCAAGTTGAATAATGTAGGGTCGTTACAATTGTATTTACCGACAATGTATTTAAATGGGTCTAGTAAAGGTGCCATTTTTATAAACACGGATTGACTGCTAACAATCTCACCACTGTCGTCGATTGTGTTTTTCAGTTTACATGTGAATATGTTATCAGATGGTTCTTTGGTCTCTTTCAAATCCGACATATACCATAAGTGGTTAAGGTTTACACTATTGTAATTGTTGTTATTCAATGAGAAAAAACGGTCATATATAGGCACATAATTCTGAACTTCTGCTAAACTAATTTGTTTGCTAGTTTGTAGCTTGCTAAATAGATGCGCATTCTTCCTTTTTTGATAGTTAATACTAAAGGTACTTTTAGTGGTTGTCGTTGTTGCCATTAGCTAATTAAAATATAAATATTAGAAATATTTAACTCATTTTTTCCTAAACAAACTAACAAACTAACATTTTTAGTCGGATTGATAGTTTGTTAGTTTTATTAGTTTGCGTTTCCCAAATTAAATCTTTTATCAGTGTATAAGTATAATGAATTTAGAACTAAAACGGTTTGATATGAAAAGCATTAGTTTCAAGCCCGATGAATCCAAGGGTCCTGTGGTTGTTTTAATTGGCCGTCGTGACACTGGTAAATCATTTTTGGTCAGAGACTTGTTATATTATCAACAAAGTATTCCAATTGGGACGGTCATTTCGGGCACAGAAGAAGGTAACGGATTTTACGGTAAATTGGTGCCAAAATTGTTTATTCATAACGAATATAACACAGCAATTATCGAGAACATTTTGAAGCGACAGCGCCAGGTTTTGAAACAGATTAAGAAGGAAATGGAGCAATTCAAGAGGAGCACAATTGACCCCAGGACTTTTGTGATTTTAGATGACTGCCTTTATGATAACACATGGTCACGCGATAAATTAATGAGGCTCCTGTTTATGAACGGGAGACACTGGAAGGTGATGTTAATCATCACAATGCAATATCCGTTGGGCATTCCACCAACGCTAAGAACCAATATTGATTACGTTTTTATTTTGAGAGAGCCCTACATTGCCAATAGGAAGCGAATTTACGAGAATTATGCTGGTATGTTCCCTACATTGGAATCGTTTTGTCAAGTCATGGATCAGTGTACCGAAAATTATGAGTGTCTAGTGATAAATAACAACGCCAAGTCCAACAAATTACAAGACCAAGTGTTTTGGTATAAGGCAGATGCTCATAATGACTTCAGATTAGGTTCCAAAGAGTTTTGGGAACTATCAAAATCTATCAATGATGAAGATGAGGAGGAGCAATATGACCCGAATAACGTGAAGAAACGTGGTCAAGGTCCCAAAATCGCGGTAAAAAAGACAAAGTGGTAAATCTTGGTTTATAATTCTTGCTTTAAAATTATATAAGCAAGATAAAACAACTTAAAGAGTATCCTATTATAAAGTATATAATAAGATGCAAGAACTTAACATAGTAGAACTCATAGAGAAAAACCCAATATCTAAGCTATCAAAAGTGTATAATAACAAATTAATAAATAAAATTAAGGAGAATTTTAGTGATTTTGAACAACAATTATTTGTAAGCAGTTTTTATTGCTACTTAAATTATGATAAAAATATAGATTTTGTAGTTGATTTAGATGATATATGGAAATGGTTAGGTTTTAAACAAAAAATAGATTCTAAAAGATTATTAGAAAAACATTTTAGGTTAGACGTTGATTACAAAACTTCTTTCTCTGATGGGAAAGCAGTTTTAAATAAAGAAAATCTTGCTTTGGGTGATACCAAAGCAAGTTCAAATGAAGAAAAATGGGGAGGACACAACAAACAAACCATATTATTAACCATAAAATGTTTCAAATCATTATGTTTGAAAGCGCAAACAAAAAAGGCAGGCGAAATTCATGAATATTATATGAAAATGGAAGAAGTTTTACATCAAACTGTGGAAGACGAAACTGATGAATTAAGACTCCAATTGGAGCAAAAAGAAAATATTATTTTGGAAATAAAACAAGAAAAAGAACAAATAATAAAAGCTTCAAAAAAGGAAAAACAAAAGGCGGTAGAACAAGCAATAATTGTCCATTTTCCATTAAATACCGAATGTATATACATTGGAACAATTGAAAACACAAATGACGCAAATGAGAAACTAATAAAGTTTGGTCACACGAATGACCTAGTAACTAGACTAAATGACCATCGCAAAAGTTACAATAATTTTGAATTAGTAGAGGCCTTTAGAGTTCAAAATAAAGTGGAAATAGAAAATCTTATAAAGATACATCCAAAAATTAAAAGGCAAATTCGCACTATACAACTAAATGGTAAAAACAAAACAGAAATAATTTCTTACGACGACACAAATTTTACTATTGACGTACTAACAAAACATATAAAGGATATTATTCATTCTAAGACTTACAGCATAGATAATTTTAATAGAATAATGAAACTCAATGAAGACTTGGAAAATAAAATTAGAAAATTGGAAGAACAAAATAAGTCTCAGGAAATGATTATTATTGAAAAAAATATTAAAATTAACAGATTGACTGAGTTATTACAAACAAATCAAAAAATAATTGACACTGTAAACAACGAAAATAAATCTGTATATCAAAACATATTATTACCAGAAGATGAAATGAATAAAAAGTTCAATGAATTTATAAGTAGCGCTTGTATTGTGCGTATAGACGTAGAAGAATATTCTGTCAATATGGAAGGACGTTACCGTTTATGGAACCAAGTGAAACCAAGCAAAGAAGTTTATCATGCCTTTAAAAGTTATTTGGATACAAGGTTTAAACCCAAACGCATTGGAGCGAATCATGGTTATAGTGGAATTAAGTTGAAACCAGTTGAGTATAAAAAATCAAAGGACAATTCAAGTATAGAGACATTTATATTTCAAGTATGTCAGTTCTCTGATTGCGGAAAAGTATTAAATTCAGTTTTATTGAGCGAATATCAAAAATGGAAAGTTTCGGTTGGCAAAGAACTATCTGAAAATGATATGAAAGAAATTAAAGAATATTTAAATGCGTCTCCTTATGCCTTAAAAGCAGTAGTATGGACGGATGAAGGCAATAACGAAGGCTATTATGGATTATCTATAAAAAAACATGAATACAGTCCAAAATTAATTTGTTCAACTGGTAAAAAAGTGTATAAGAGAGAAGCCAAAACCGATATCTTACTTGCTACATGGGATACAATTGCTAAGGCGGCAAAAGCTGAAGGCATTTCGACTGCTAAAATGAGCCGCAGTGTTAAAAATAAAATTATAATAGATGATTATTATTATACTGTTATTTAACTTTTTATAATAAAAAACTTGTACTATTTTTTTTATTATAACATAGTATAAAATGCCGGATTTTCTTGATACGGTTAACAACGTGAAGTATACTTACAATGTAGGGACACCAACTGCTTCAGCTTCAGCAATATCTCAATCATCACCTATTACCAATATAACAATATTGAGCAAATTTACTGTTAACGATGCTGAATATACTGTAACAAGTATATCAGGGAACGGTTTTGGGTTTTGGACAACCTTAATCAGTGTAACATTTCAATCAGACACAGCAATGTCAATTATCTATGATAGTGCGTTTCAAGGATGCACATCTTTAGCAAGTATGATATTACCTGAAACATTAACTCATCTTGGTAATTCATGTTTTAAAAATTGTAACTTTTCCAGCATCACAATTCCTGCTTCAGTAATATCATCTATTCATCAACCATTTATTGGAAATAACAATGTTAAAACACTTGTAATAAACAGTGATTTTTTTACAGATGTAAAAATTTTGGGTTGTAGTTTGAGCCCAGTGGAAAGTGTTACATATAATGCTGCTGGCGCAATTGCTGATACTACTTGGAAAACTAACTCTAATCTAAACAATGTTATATTTGGACCAGCTTCCCAAATTACAAGAATTGGAACTGAATCATTTAGAGAATTGACCAAATTAACAAGTATTGTAATACCAGCTTCAGTTATAAGCATAGGTCTAAATGCGTTTGTTAATTCTCCTTTGTTATCAAGTGTTACATTTGAAAATA